GAGCAATTGTGGAGCCGGAGGGTTTCGAACCCTCGTCCAGTAAAGATTCATAGCAAGTCTTTTTACAGGTTTAGTGCAAGTTTTTCTAAACTTCCGAAAATAAATGGGTTTTAGAACTGTTAAGGATTCGTTCTCCGCATCACCATTATTGCATACATACCCTAATACTTCCTTTTACATCTTAATAACCTACAAGTACGCGACTCGGTTACACGATGTGCTTAGCATCTAATCTAATTAGGCTGCCATAGCATACTCAGCGTTTCCAGCTAAGGTTTTTGATGTTGGTCATCACCCATTACCTGAACTTGATACTTCAACAGAACTGTCAAAGCCAAAGTCGGCCCCATATATCAAAGAACGTTTTCTTTTATTATTTATCTATTATTTTACCTTTTGAGTTCTGGCCACGTTTTTAAAAGTGTTGCACAGTATTCAAATTCTTCTGCTTCTTCGAAAAGATATAAAAAGATTTCAGCAACTTCTAAAAATCTAAGCAATTCATCATTAGTTGAAAATTTTCTATTATAGAATATCCATTGTAAATCTTCTGTTTTTTTAATGTATTCTACTGTTGAAATATTTTCTTTGCTTTCGACATTTTGTACGAAATTATTTAATTTTTCTTCAGTTATAAATTTGTACTTCATAGTTATTGTTAATTTGTTATAGTATAAATATAACAATAAAAAACGACATAAAAAAATCTGGAGTGATTTATTTTTATCCAGATTTTAAAAAGTTATTAACAATATTGTTAATCGTTAGGTCCTTCTGGTAAAATAGCATTTAAAAAATTGAGGACATCGCCTTTATCAAAGCCTTCTTCGTACCAATCATCTAATAACTTGTCCATAGATGCAATAAATTTCTTATACTGAGTTCTGTCAACAATACCTTCCATTCTAGTAACTAGTTCTCTGAAATAAGGAGTACTGACATCTTTTTGATATTCGTTTACGAAATCTTCGAATAGTTTTACATTATCTGACATATTGAATTGTATTTTTATTTATAGTATATATCTGTATTTTGGAATAGAGTATTAAACATTAAAAAAGAGAAGGATGATTTGGTAGGATTTGCTTGTTACCTACAAAACAGTGTGTTGTATAATAATGATGACTTTAAGAGTCAAATGACTTTGACTTATTCTTATCTTTGCCTAGCTAAGGCTTAGACATCGAATAAAACGACTATCATATCTTAAATGCGTTATCCCCAACATTAGGACTTTTCCGCCATTAAACTGGGTTTCGGTTTCCCTTACCAGTACATCATTTCAGAATAGCTTTTCTATGAGCTTTTCTACTGAGAACCATCATTGAGGTCGTTATCCTCTGCTACCTTTCATTTAAAAGGCTAGTGTCCCATCGGACTGATGAATGTGCTTTATACCCTTCTGGACAGGTATTATTCAGCCACAAATCAACAACCTTCACCCGTCAGCTCCGGTTGCCTTCTCAATTCTCTTTCGAGAAAATATGTTTGTTCAATACTTCAAAGATCGTTGTTATTTTTTAATAACGATAGTTATATATGTTAGTTTAAAAAAGTTTCACATTTTTTTAAAGTTTTTTACAAAAAAAATCCAGGATATACCTGGATTCTCTTTCATAAAAATACTATTCTATTATCCTAACTTCTCAAAATCTTTAGCTAGCTTTTTCAACATTCTTTCGTTATAGTATTCATCAAGTTTATCTAAAAAAGCATCATGAGAAAAATCATTAGCAGGTGTTACATACTCTGCCATGTATTTACCATGTGGAGAGTTTAAGAAACCAACTGCTTGTTTTTCTGTCATTCCTTTATCCATTAAAACATTAACAGCGCTTTGATAAGCTCTTTGACGGTCTTTAGCATTTAAGTCTGACATTTCTTTAAGAAATGCAACATATCCTAAATTTTCTCTAGCATTAGATTCTTTAGCCTCGTGAACAGATTCTGCAAGTGCTTCAATGTCCCATTGAATTCTTTCTAATGGAGTTTCATCATAAGTTAAATTCTTTTTGACCCAATCAACAAGTCCCGGCTCTTGCTTAGCATTTTGAGCCATATCGTATCCATGTTCTGCACCACCCTGTGCTGCAACGCTTTCAATCCATTCATCATATTTCTTTTCGGTCCATCTTACCTTTTTCTTCTTCTTTGCATGTGGTCCTGCTCCTAAAGTTGACTTTATAGTATTATAGTGATCTGGGCCAGCAAATACGCCTTCTGCCCATTCTTGGTCTCTTTTATTTCCATTCCAATACTTAATCTTCTTTCTAAATTTTCTAAGTTGGTATTCTGCATCTTCTATTTTTTCATGATCTGTAACTCCTCCAAAACTTGAACCAAATTCTATCTTCATTCCTTCTAATCTATCAGGGTCCATTTCAAAATGCAAATCTTCAATTTTAGCTTCATCAATAGATTCATCAAATCCGTAATCAACTTCCCATTCGAAAGGTGCATTGTTTATAGCATCTGAAAATATTTCATTCCATTCAACCTCGTCAAATTTATAGAAAGCTGCAATATCTGCTATTTTATCAAGTGCTTGTTCGGTTTTACGATTATCTTTAAGTTCTTTTGGAGATATTCCTGTAACATCTTTAAGATTTGCTATTATAAATTCAGCAACCTCTTTTTCAGATGGTCTAGACCCTAGTTTTTTTATAACTTTTGCAACTGTGTTATATTTACCAGGTTCTCCATATTCTTCGTTTAAGAATTGATTAAAATTTGTAAAAATCATTGCTTCGTTTTTATTTTTTTTAAGATCTGCTTCTCTCTTCTTCTTCTTTTTCTTATACTCTTCTTCAGCATCTCCTCTTCCAGCAGGAACATCTCCACTTCCATCTGCTGCTCCATTAAAATTAGATGGGAAACCAACAGGTCCCATACCTCCAATATTTCCTGGAGATAAGTTTTCTTCTAATGTGCCTCCTAAATGTTCTACCATTTCTTTTTTAAATTCAGATAATTCATCATCATTAAGTTTTGGATATACTTTAGACCTTAAATTCTTAATTAATTTACTAGCTTCTGAAAGACCTTTTCCTTCATTAACTAAACTTTCTTGTTGTGCTTTACTATTTGCTGGCATTTTTATAATTATTTTTTACCAAGCAAGGTTTTTGTTTTTAAGTTTCTTTAAACGGTCTTTAATATCCTTAGCGTACTTTAAAGCTTCTTTTTCATTGTACTTAACTTCCCATTGCTCTTCTCGTACGTCAGCTCCTTCTTTTTCAAGTCTCGCTTTTGCATTTTCTGCGTCATTAGTATATCTAGCCCATCTTTCATAATCAGACATTAAATTATTGGTAAAATTAGAAAGGTCGTTTATTTTAAAATCTCTTCCATCTTTACCAGTTCCCATAATAATTTGGTTGTACTTGTCTTTCTTTTTATTTTTAATACCGGCTTTCATAATATCTGCTATTTCTTCGATAGCTTTTACTACTTCTTTATCTACGTCTAAAGTACTAGACCTTTGTGTAAGAATTTCTTTATATCTTGCCATGTTTGCATTTTTAAATTCTTTATCATCTTTAAATGCAATTGCTCCTTCTTTAGCTTGGCTTCTTTGCATTATTTTATTTCCTGTAGTTTCAAGAGCTTCTGGGTTAACAACAAATGCAGCATCTGCAATTGATATTACTCTTGAAAGACTTCCAAGTCCGGATGCATCCCATCCAGAATATGATTTATTTGGTCCAATATCAGAAACGCTTGAATGCCTTTTAGAATTTGGGTCAGTTGTTAAAGAATACTCGCTACCATCACGTCTATTACTCCATCTACTTTTTACATAAAATACCTTTTTGCCTTTAGCAAGTGCTAAAAGAGAGTTTGCTGGAAATTCAGTGTTATAGTGTCCGGAAGCATACGGATTTTCTTTTGCTTGAGTTGTATAATAAAATACGTAACCATTTTGTTTTGGTCCATCTTTAGGATCGACATCTATTATTTGGTGGTCTTCTACTTTGTCTAATGCTATTTTTGTTTGGCCATAAATTCCTTTTAAAAGCGATTTAGGGCTCTTTTTCATACTTAAAAGATTTCTAAGTTTAGAGCTTTTAAGCGCTTCGTTAATTTCTACAGATTCTTCTATGTATCTTTCGTTTACAAAGCTTGAAAAGTCTGTGTATATTGTTGATTCTTTTATAAGGGTTGATTCGAATGTTTTCATCCATTTACCTAATACTTTTCTTGCTTCGCTTTTACTTAAACCAAATTCTTTTTGTAAATAAGGGGCTGCTCCCCACATGTTAGTTGCTCCAGAATCTCTTAGTGCATTTAGAAAATCAAAGTATGGTTTATCTTCAATTGATTCGTTAACTACTGATTCGTCCATTTTATCACCGTTAGGTTTTTTACCAGTCTTAACAGCATAAGAAACTACTTCTTTAGTATTAAATGCAGGTTTTGGAGCTCTACCTCCGTTATATTCTTTATCCCATTCTGCGATAGATTTATCATCTTCTAAATCAAATTCACCGTTCTTATAGGCTTCGATTGCGTTCATAGTAAATCGAGAGTCCCAATTTTTCGGTGCTCTAGCCTCATTTACAGATTCATACATATTAGAAGTTGCTTCATCTGGTAAATCTTCCCAATCAGATTCTACATATTCTAGAGCGTCATCTGAATCAGAAAAAGCCTGTAATAACCATTCTTCTCTTTGGTCATCATCTGCTTTATCCCAATGTTTTTTTGTAATTTCTTTTCTACCTTCATTTACGGATTGAATAGTATTTGCTATTTTGTTTCCATATCTTGAAAGAGTTATAGTGTCTTCTTCTACCTTAAAAAATCTTTCATTTCTTTTTGCCCATTTACTTGGACTTTTAGAATGCTTTGAAACTATCTCGTTAAACTCAGAAAGGGTCAATTTCTTGTCCCTTAATGCTTCAATAATAGTATTTCTAATGTTTGCGTTTTGTCTTACGTTTTTTTCTGGATAGTTTTCTGTATATTTTCTTTTGAGAACTATTTTAGATTCATCTAAAGACTCTAAGTACTTTTCAAAATTTTGCATTTTTATATTATTATTTTTTATCTGTTTCTTTATATATCTATATTAAATTTTTACCCAAACTTTAATTCCATTAGGAGCTTGTGTTATAGAACTTAATCCCATATTTTTAGGATTATTTTTTAAGTTTTTTAAATACACGACATCATTGAAACCGTCATTTTTATCTTTTACTAAAAAAACAAACTGTTCTTTTTTACTAGACCAATCTTTTATAGCCATGGCTTCTATTTCAGAAAAAGTCATTATCTTATTGCTATTAATAGATTGTCTAAATTGTTTTTCTAAAGATTTTCTTCCTTTTTCTGTATTGATATCTCCTATAAGTTCTTCGGAAGGAGTGTACACATTTAACTCTCCTTCTGCACCTAACTCTACTTTAAAATCTTTTTTAAACTGGGGTGGTAACTCTGTAATATCTTTTGCTACAGCAACGAATTTAGAAGCTTCACCGTCTAGCATTTTTGAAGCGATTAAATCACCACTAGTAGTTCCAGCTTTTAAATCTTTATGGGAGTATTTTAATAAATTATATAATTTTCTTAATTCATCCCAAACTCGCGATTTAGCACCATTCCATTTTTTACCAGTTCTCCAACCTACTAGTTTTCCACTAGTTTGTCTAGTAACTTCTTTAAGTTCAGCAGTGTCAATAATTTTGCCACTTTCGTTAAATAAATTTAAGTCAACATCAGAACTTCCTCCTCCTATTGCCAAATTTTCAACAGCGTATCCCATCATTATTTCTCCTTTACCAATACCATCTACTTTTAAATTAAATAATACGTTTGCACTAGCTTGATCTGCACTTAAATATTTTTTAATTTTATTAATAGAATTAGGACCTAGGTCGTCGAGTTTAAGTCTCATTCCAAAAGGAGCTTTTCCACCAAAATATGTATTGTTTAATCTATCAAAAAGCTCTTGTTTTTCTTTTAATATTGTTGATTGTGCTAAAGAAAGAGCATCTTTTGTTGATATATTCCCTTTTCTTTCAAAGATTTGGTTAACCTTATTTAATTCTGATTCAAATTGCGTTCTAATACTCATTTTACTTTGTTTTAAATTCATTAAATGTTAACACGGATTCTTTCTGTTGAACTTTATTTAGTTCTAATTGTAATTCATAGAACATAGAATGAATTGAAGGTGGTGTTAACTGCTTAAACTCGTCTTCATTCTCGTTTATTATTGCTTCTCTAACTTTAGTAGCACTAATATTTTCTTCGCCTCTTTGTATTTCAAAAAGACTAAATTCTTCTAGAACATTTAACTGTTCTCTATATTTTACATTGTCAACTTGATATCCATAACCTTTCATTCTGTCGGTTCCGGAACCCCAAAGAACTGGTTCGTATTTAGGTCTAAGTTGATTAAATATTTTGTCTATTCCTGCAGTTTCTACAACAATCACATCTTCTATTTTCTGGTCTACTTTTGCCATTTCTAAAAGTTGCATTTGAGTTTCAACTGTAAAAGGCCTTCTTTGTGCATCGTCTTTTTTCTTAGTTTTTGATTTTACTAAAACAACAACAGTGTTTAAACCATTCTGTTCATATAAATTTTCTAAAACTTTAGTATGTCCTAATGTAAATGGTTGAAATCTTCCAACAAACATATTTACTTTTTTAGCACCTCTTTCAATATAATCTACTTTAAGTCCTTCATTTATGGGACTTTTTTGTGATTTTAAAGTATCATTGATTTTAAAAGTTTGAAAGTCCATTACTTCAGATTCTTCTACTTCTCCAAGTACCTGTGCTTTTATTGATTTAACTATTTTATTTAGAGATTCTAATATATCTCCAGTTAATAATGCAGTTTCTTTATCTCTTAATTTTCTAAAAGTTCCTAAAGTTATTTTTAATAGTTCTGCAACTTGTTTTGAATTGTTAATATTTTTAATTGTTTCTTGATTGTTTAAAAAAATAGGATTTAATTCAAACTCTTTTTCTTTAGCAAAATCTGCACTTTTAAAATCTATTCCTAAAAATGATTTTTCATGCTCGTTTAAAAAAGAGTTAAAAGCGGCTGACATTAGTTCTAAATATCTTTCATCCGCACTTTTACTTTCTAATTTTATTTTATTAAAACCAAAATCATTAAAATACTCTATTAGACGAAGTACTGTTATCTGATATGCATCTGAAGAAGACCTTTCTTCTTTATTATTTTCTTTTAAAGGGCTTTGAATCTTAAAGTTTTTAATGTTGTTTCCTTCTTGAAAAGATATTATAAGCCCATCAATTTCTTTTGTAAGGTCATTATGTAGCTTTGAACTATGAATAGACTCATTAAATACTTTAAATATTCTATGTGTAAAACTAAAATCACTAAAATACTCACGAGACTCTTCTAAATCAAGAGACAATATATTTATTAATTTTTCAATTTGATATTCGGCTAAATTCCCTTTAAATATTAAAGTAGGTTCATCTACTTCTAGTATTTTAGCCCATTTATTTAATATTTTAGGGTCTTTAATTACTTTTTTTACTCTACCATCTTCTTGTATTACTTGAATATGCGTTAAAATTAAATTATTTTTAGGAACTGTATCGTATTCTACGTTAACTGTTTTATTAGAAGTCATATAGTCAAAACCAAACTTCCAGTCACTTGGCATCTGTTCTAACTTTTCTAAAAGAAGAGCTTTAAAATGCATGATAGCTTTTTCATAATAGGATACTATTGTCCTATCTACTTTATCAATAGATTCATTTTTACCAGATTTAAAAAACTCTACATTGCCTTGTTTTCTATTGACATAGAAACTACTTGCTTGAATTTTTTCAGTAACTACACACTTTTGTGACAAAAGATGTTTTACTTCTTCTAATTCATTATTATTAAAATAATCTTTTAAGTCTTTTAGTGCCATATTATTTATATGATTAAAATCCGTTTTGTTTATTTGCCGTTGTGGAGAGCCTCTGCTTTTTTAGCAGCTGCTTTAACACTTTGCATCGCTCCGGAAAGAGATTTTTTATTTAACATTCCCACTATTTTATTACCATTATCTCCAAAAGCCTCAAGTTCTCCCTTACCTGTTATGCTAATTCCATAAGAAGGTCCGTAAAAACCACCGTCTTCGACGCTAACCATTGTAAGAAGAGCTGAGTATGTGTTAAATTTCAGTTTTTTATTTCCTTTATCTACAGTATAAGAACCTTGAAACTTATCTTCTTTTTGCTTAGCTGCTAATTTTAGTAGAGAAGAAGCTGCTTTAGCATTTATTTCATCAGCTTGAACTTCTTGTACATTTTCTGATACGTAATCTTCGTATAATTTTACCTTTTTCATTTTTTATTTTGTTTTTATTGATTTATCATTATTCCATTTAACTGATCTGCGAAGCCGTTAGAAAAACCTAATTTACGGTTTGATAAACCTATAGTAGTATAATTTGTTCCATAGCTAAAATCAAAAGTTATACCGCCATCATTGCTATTATATTCTTCAAATACAAAGAAAAGTAAATACAATTCTTGCATTATTTTTTCTGTTGTCTTACTATCAATACCGCTACCAATAGTTACTGCTATTATATAACTATCGCTTCCATTATTGAAATTTACTCTTGGCTGAATATCTCCACTAACGGTCGATCTCATTGTTCCAGACCAACCAGCCGCTGCAGGTGTACTAGACTTAGCAACCTCTTCAGGTTTATATTTTGCAACCACCTTTCCTATTTCTTTAGCTAATGCTCTTGCATAATTAGGATTGAAAAGGTCATAGTCACCTCTTTTTGGTGAATGCATTCTAGCGAAATGTCCAGCATGTTTTTCATAGTGAATATTTCCAGGTTTCATTTTTTCAAGTTTTGATATTATCATGTCATACCATCTTTCCCCAGCTTCTGCCTGATATTTAGCGTATTCTAAAGATGCTTCTATTTTATCAGCAATTCCTTTTTTACCAAATTGAACTCCTTCGTTTATGAATTCGTTAAATGATTCGTATAATTCCATTATCTTCCGTATTTTATTATTCCCATTAGCTGATTTATTGCAGCAAACGTACCTGTTAATTTCATAGTTTTTCCTTTGTACTTAAATACAATTCCTTCTGTAGGAACTATACTTTCAATACCCCCAATAGTTTCTAATCTATTAAGTTCACTTTCTATTTTTTGGACCTGTGTAAGGTCTCCATTTAGTTTTATATCTTTAGCAGCTTTTCTAATCTTATTATGTAGATTTTCTTTTTCTAAATCAGGGTTTGCTGCTACAAAATTACTTGCATTTTTTAAAACATCAGCACCTAACTCTAAAAACAAATTCTCAAATGGCAATATGTTCTGCTTGTATTTTTTATGTCTATCTTTATCAAAGTCTTTAATTTTAGATAAAACATCAGGTTCTACCATTTTTTTAATGGCTACCATATTAAGAGTTTGTTTGTCTTTATATGCCCATCTTAAAAATAAACCTTCTTTTATTTTTGAATCTAAATCTTTAAATTCTTTTTCTATTTCTTTACTCCACCATGCCTCGTGATATTCTTTTACTTCATCACCGTCTTTTAAGCCAAACTCATCTCTTAATTTGTCTAACTTTTTAAAATAATAGTCTCTTCTAGCCTCAAAGTCAATATCTTTTTGAAGTTTAATAATTTGAGGAGGTATAATTGTAAAAGTCTTTTGCACATCTAATTCGACACTTCTAATAATTTTAGCCAATTTTCCACCAGCTTTACCGTCTTCTGATATAATCTTTCCAGTTTTATCTACTTCTACCATTCCATGGAATTGAATTAAGTCTCTATCATAATTAATTACATTAGGGTTTTTAGTGTAAATGATTTCCATATTTAAGAAGTTTGTTCCTTCTTTAAAATCTGAAGTATCTTTAAGGTTAGATAGTGAAGCATCTAAATCTTTAGCTGCTAAAACAAAAGTTTCTTCTACTAAAGGAGATGGATGTCCCTTAAACATATTAATAATACCTGCTAAATTCATTGGAGTTATTAATGTTCCTTTATTTCTAGCAAAAAGAACTTGACCATTTTTAACAGTTGCAAATAAATTTTGACCGTCTGTTTTTTCAGTTGGTCCATCTTCAAATGTCAAACTACCTTGTAAACCGTCCTCTACAATTCCTTTAAAGTCTTTAAATGTTAAGTCATGTAAATCAAAAGGGTGGGCCATGTGGCCTGCCGCTCCACCTTCTAAAATCAATTGATTTTCGACTATTTGATATTTTTCAACTAAGAATTGAGTATACGTCTTAAGCATTAGTACATTATATGTTTATACAAATATAATAAAAAAAATCAACCCAAAAAAATCTGGGCTGAATTTTTTTAAATTATTTTTAACCTACTGAAGACTTTAGCATTCCAACTGCTGCACCATAATCTCCATCTGATTTCTTTAGCATCCCTTCTGCTGCTTCTTTTGCTTTTTCTTCGTCGTATTTATCTCCAAATGCTTTTTTGTAAATAGCCTTAGCCATTTCCATAAAGTCTTCATCTGATTTTACTTCTGCTTCATTTACTTCCTTTGAAGTAACCTTATAAGTTTTACCATCAAATTCAAAAGTTTCTTCTCCAGCTTCTCTTGCTTTATTAACAGCAGCTACAAATCTTCTACCTTCGTAGATTTCCATAACCTTGTCTCTATCGACTCTTATTTGCTCTCCTTCAAATTGTGCATTGAATGCATTTAACATTGATTGTGCAGTTGAGTCATCTTTTAGCATTGTTGATATGTAAAGAGCACATCCTTCTACAATTGCTTGGCCTCCCCAATCTGCAGCGCTTGCAATATCTCCTACGTAATTAAATAATATTTCTTTAATTCTTCCGCTACTTATTTTAGCATGATATCCTCCAAGTCCTGGTAATTTAATTTCAATACCTTTAATATTAGCGCCTCTTATTGCTTTTAAGACTGCTGGTTTTTCTGTATGGAAGTTAGCATCTGTCATTGCTTCTCCGCAAATGTATTTAACACACCCTAGCATTCCTTCTTTTCCAAGCTGGCCTAAATCTACTAACTTTTTAGTAAAAAGTCTATTAAGTTGAGTAACTACTTTTTTAGCAGCTCTTTTTCTCTCTACTTGAATTGCTTCGTTAATTTCTATTTCTTCAGTAATTTCTGATTCAAATTTATGCCCGACGATTTTAAGACCGGCAACTCCAGGAAAGTATTCTCCTTGGTCTGTTTGAATTCTTCCGCTTGAACTAGACTTATGTGGTTCTGTAAAACCTTTGACAGTAATTGCGTCTCCTCTAAAGTCTTTAGTCTTGTATGGTAATTTAACAATCTTTCCAGTTTTTTCATCCATTAACTGTGCTGCTTCTTCTACTTTATAAGTTTTGCCATCAACTTCGAATTCTTCTTCTCCGTCTTCTTTAGCTTTTTTAACAGCAGCTCCAAATTTGTTACCTTCTACTTGATATTTCTTGCCATCAACTTCGAATTCTTCTTCTCCGTCTTCTTTAGCTTTTTTAACAGCAGCTCCAAATTTGTTACCCTCAGTTTCTAAATCTTCGTTATTGTTAGATAATGTTGTAAAAAATTCGGTTCTTTTTTCTTCATCTAGTTCAGCAACTGAAGATACATTATATTTTGATAATAGTTCAGTAAATCTCTGTGCTTCAACTTGTCTATTTACAGTAGCAGCCCATTTCTCTTTATCTTCAATAATTCTTTTTCTAGTTTGAGAAAAACTAGCAAATGTTTCTAATTTTCTTTCCATTTTTACTTATTTTTATTTCAGTTTTATTATATATCAAAGATTTATCCATCAAATTGAAATTTCTTTATTTCGTATTTGAATTTTTGTTCTTTATATATGCTTTGTCTTGCTTTCGAATGCTTCATTAAATAGTTTTTCCACTCGTCAGTACATAAATCATCTACAAAGTCTATAATTAAAACTTTATCTTTTGACTTATGCTGTCTTAGACCCCTACCAATACTTTGTCTTATAATTACTTCTGATTTAAAACTTTCTGTAAAGAAAATATTATGGATTTTTTTTATAGATATACCTGTTGAAAAAGTACCATAGCTTGCTACAATTACTACATCGTCTCCTTTTTCCATTTTCTTTTTATATTCTTCTCTTACGTCTTTATCAATACCACCGTCTACATAGTAAATCTTTTTGTTGGTTTCCTGTCTTAATTTATCATATATTTTTTTGCCATGTTCAATTCTATGAAATAGTACAAGGCTGTTTTTAGGTATTTTACCTATGACTTTTGTAATAAAATCCAATCTTGGTTCAGATTGTATTATATAATTCTGTTCTAATTGAAACACGTCTTTGCTTTCATATCTGTTTTGTGACATTTCTTCAAATGCCTTTTTTGTAGATTCAGGTGCATAATCCATCTCAATAACTTTAACGAAACAGTTTGCTATATAACCTTCTTGTTGTAAAAAATGAGCGTTTACTTCTGATATTAAAGGTCCTGTATATGCCATTAATGTTAGTCTATCCAGTGTTGCTTCTTTTGGTATTGTACCAGAAAGACCATATCTGTATTCTGCATTTGTGCATTTTGAAAGAATTGTTTTTATAGATTGACTTTTCATTTTGTGACATTCATCAATTATTACAGCGTCAAATTGATCGAAGTATTCTTTTCCTTTCTTAACAAGAGATTGATATGTTCCTATAACAACATTTCTCCCATCTCTTATTTTTTGCCCACTATAAATTTGTTGTATTTTTATATTAATTCTATTTGCAAAATTATAATCACTAAAATCTTCAGTAGCTTGAACAACAAGTGAAACATTAGGTACTATAAAAAGAATTTTTTTAGCTTTTTCCTGTTCTAAAAGATACGCGACTGTTAAAAAACTTATCAGAGTTTTACCAGCTGAAGTTGCGAGTTCACTAAGACATTTTCTGAATTTTAATATGTTATATGCAGCTTCAATTTGATAATCTCTGGGAGTTATCTCTGAACCTTTAAAAAGCTCTAAGGCATACTTTTCAAACCATTCTGCTGAAATATTTTTATCAAAAAGTTCGGTTACGCCTTCTATTTTAAGTTCAAACTTATATTCTTTACAGAGGCTGTATACATATCTCCACAGTCCAGAAGGAATCCATTTATTGTCTTTAAAATAGGATATGTAACCATCCCATACTCCTCTTTTAACTAGAGGATTAAATCTCCAGCTATCTATTCTCTTTGTTAAAGAAATATTAAGTTGCTCTAATTCTAGTTCTGTCGCCTCGTCAACTCTTAAAAACTGTTTGTTTTCTGTTAGTGTTAGTAACATTTATAGTATTTCTTTTTTTTATCATACCAGATCCTTTATAGCTAATCTGTTACGAACAGCAAAACCCATATTATCTAGGGTTTTTACTGACTCTCTATAGAAATCTATTTGATTTTCTAATAGAGATAAAATCATCTTATCATCTCCTAATTCTGCCTCAAGAAACTTTTCTCTAATTTTATCTGTTAATTTATAATCATATTGATAATATTTTATCCAAGTCTCTTTCCACTTTACATCTATAGATTTTTTTTGCTCTTTAGATTTTACTTGAATATACATTAGTTGCTCAACTAATAATTGTCTTGTTTGTAAAATATCGCCTATTACGATTTCCATACCGCTTAAAGTTTTTATACCATTAGCGAGAGATGTTATTTTTCTAGACCACTTGTCTCTTTGTTCTCCTAGTTTACTATCTAAAAGTGTAATTCTGTTTTCAGTTGTTTTAGCTCCTTCTTCCATTAAAATAATGATTTGTCTTTGTTATTTGGTTTAATAAATTTTGCTGCTTTTAATTTCTTTTTATGCTTAGGCTCCGGAATTTCAAATCCGGTGCTTAAATACCCCTTGTCTTTAAACTCAAAATCTATAAGATGTTTAATATTTTTAAATCTATCACCATCGTTATAGAACTTGTCTATTTCTTCTTCCATACTTAAATCAAACATACAACAGATCCAATTTATTATTTGTGAAATAGTTATTTAATTCAGATAAATTTAACTTAATCTGATTATTATAGCAGACTTTTATTAAATCATTCAGATCTTTTATGTTAGTATATTTATCTAATTTTTTATCTTTAATATATTTCGACCACATAAATACGGTCTTTCCTTTTTTAAGTTTTTCTATAGTCTTTTTAAGACCGGCGCTATCGTTATCCAGCATATATCTTACTGATTCAATAGCATCTAATTTCATAGTATCTCTTCCAACTGTACAAAGTGCTATAGAGTTTTTCATAAACATTGCGTCCATTGGTCCTTCAAATACAGTTACTGGTTGTTGAAAGTTTACGTTTAATGCTCCAAAAAGAGTAGAAACATTGTTGATTCCGGTAAGGGTTTCTTCATCTAACTCTAAAGGTTTATTTAAAATAGTTTCATATATTTTTGATATATCATACGTTAAGTATCTAGAGCCTTTTCCTTTCATTCTTCTTGATTGTGCTCCTACAATTTTACCTTCTAGTGTTTTATTTAATATCCAAAGCCTTCCTTCTTTTTCATTATATAGAAATCTATCTAACTTGTGACTTAAAAGTCTATTTTTTAATTGAAACCATATCCAGTCTCCTGGAACTATATTTTTAGAATTAGTAGCTTTCATGAACTCTTTTTCTTCTACCGCAAGATTTATTATTTTTTCATAAACAAAGGGCGTAAACTTTTCATACTCTTGTGTAGCTGCTTTATTTACTTTTATATAATCTAAAACCTCTATGACGTCCATGTTTTCTGACATTCTAATTCCATGGTCTTTAAGAAAGTTATAAATGTCAGAATGATGGTCGCAGTTAAAGCAATGATATTGTAAAGTGCTCCAATATATATTGCCTCTTTTTAAAGTGTCATCTTTAGTAGAGTCTCCACAATAAGGACATGCCAGGCTTAATCTACCTGACATGTCTTTTATCATTTGCTTGTTGTGGTTTGTATGTTCTTTAAGAACTACCTGCTTTAAAGCTTTTTTGATTTTTTCCTTAAGTTCTAAAGAAAGAATATTAGATTTCGAGGTCATTCAAAAAAGATTCTAAATCATCTCCACTAGTTGTTGCTTCTTTTTTTGTTTCAGATGCCTCAACTGTTTTATTAACAGGAGTTTCTTCTGTTACTACTTTATTAATAGGAGTATCAAATGTTTGATTTGTGACTTTATCCATTGCGTCTCCTGGGTTTAAGTACATTTTAATGACACTATTTACAAATTCTCTAGTTGGTTCATCCCATGCTCTATATTCAAAAGATTTAAGAGATGGAGCTTCTTCTAGTTCTGTTTTAATAGTATTCATGTCTTCTTCTACCCTTTCTGCTGATTTTCCAGCATTTCCTAATTGAATTGAAGATTTTGAAGATGAGAACTTAGAAGTATCGTAGTTATTATAGTCGTTTTGTCGAGTAATAATAAGCTCGAAGTTTTTACCTTCAAATAAATCAAATACCTGTGTTGGGTCACCAAAATTAGGTTTAAGTTCTGCATCGATTTTTTCTTTGATTTTATAACCAAATTTAAAAATCTTATATGTTCCTTCTAATTCAGGATGCTGAGGGTCTTTGATGATTTTTACAAGAGAAACATACTGCTCTCTTCTTTTTAATTTATCAGAAGCTTTACGGTCTACAGCTGAGTCTGATTTTCTTAATTTCCAGAAAGCATCTGCTACTGGACAACTTTCACCAATTGAACTTGGAGAATCTACTAATTTTGATTCACCATCAGGGCCTGTTAGCCAGTTGACGTATTTCTTAATTAAGCTGTTTCTTGGGTTTTCTACGTTAGGTACAAAACGAATAAGAGCCTTATAGGTTCCGTCTTTTCCGTCGTCTGCAGTTGGCTTATACATTGTGTTTGTGCCAGTGCTTTGTTGTTGTTCATGTGTATCGATATCTTCTACACCAATACTAAAAATGTTAAATTCACTCATAATTCTTTAATTTACTTTAATTTACGTTTATTACTTTAATTATATAGAAAACTTTTAAATTGTTTAAAATATGAGCTTTTTAAATAAGTCTATCTGACTAGGGATTGCTTTCTTAAATAAAGCCTAAATTAGTATGTTTTAAAGCCCAGTAATTTTTGCAATTTTACTGTTTTCCATATTAATTTATATATCTCTATTTTATTTTGTTTATATCCCACTTAGACTCTCCTTTCGGTTGTAGGCGTGGATAATTGCATATTGCTGACGCCTCGTTGTTCGGTTTTTATATAACCTATCTAAGAGCTGGGGAGGGACGGAATCGAACTGTCATCTACTATTCTACACCATTTTCCAAATAAGTGATCTGCTTATTCTTCATGTCTGATCAGGACTAGGTTCAATAAGAATAGTCGCCTTAACCATTTGGCTACCTCCCCGTTTTATTTTTAATTTATTTAGTTTACCAATTGGGCTTCTAGTAATTGAAATGATATTATTGCATTTTTCAATAAAATCTATTGTTTTTTTATTCATGATTTATTTTTGGTTTAATAATTCTGCTTTAGTAGTTGTTTTACCGCATAATTTACATTTAACTTTAATATGCGTTCCAGTACCATATACAGATTCATATACCCATAAGTGTGTATGGTTTTTATACCAGAAGCGATACATCCAATCTGCTATTTTTCTTTTAATCATTTTTATTATTTTTGTGTGAATAAAAAGTAAAGGATGCTGGATAGTCTCTATCACCGTCCCATTCCATTTCAGAATCTTCAATATCTCCGTACTCGAATTTATATTCTGAAGTCATTGCGTTAGCCATCTCAAGGGCTTCTAATAATAATTTGTGCTGGTTATCTGACCAGTATCTAAAGTTTTGAACTCTGATATAATTACCTTCTAAGACGGTAGAGTCTGTAGAATGAGAAGAACTTCTCAGCTGCGGATCAAAAGTCGATTCAAAAGAATTTTCTTTTTGATTCCATAAATGCTTCTCGTCAAAAGTAAACCCTTTTGCTTTTAGGCTATCTCCTAAAATTGTTACGTCTTTGTGATTCTGTGCTATTGTCAAATTATATCTTTTTTTCATGTTTATTGTTATTGATTAATTAATTATAGTTAAATATAATCATAATAAACGACATAAAAAAATCTGGAGTGAATTATTTTAAAAAAAGTTTATTATTTTTGAAACAAAAGCCGCTACGTGTTATATAACTTAAGTCTTTAGGAAGGAGAGGTTAGATTAGCTTTCAGGACTCTTAACAAACTATTAAGATAAAAGGCATCTACAAGGTCATCAAAGGGTTTAGGAACAGACTTACCCACTTCAAGTTTTTTCGAGAACTTCCAAAAATTATTCTCTTCTAGAAATTCCTCTCCCGTTCTATTTTCAACAAAGACGTCCCAAAGAGTTCTCTTATTCATATTACCTTTTCCAGCATGTTTTTTAATTGTTGCAGGGGAGACTGTTTGAATATCTTCAGGTTTAAAATATTTAAGAAGTTTTATCTTAAGAATAGAAGCAGCACTTGCCATATCAATAATATTGTTAGTTCCTCCTTTAGAACCATAACTTACTCCTTCAAAGGCTATCATATAACCGTCTTCTTTAAATGTGTTTTGAGTAATAAGATTAATGATATCATTTGACATCACATCATATCTTTTTATTTTAGCTAACTCAACACTAGAATAATCTAATTCTTTTTCAAAATCAGGTTGAAATACAAGAGTAACCTCTTTTAACATTCCCAATTCTTCTTGTAATTTTATAGCCTTTTTAGAACCATTTCTTTTAACATACGAAATAAAATGGTATTTTTTACTCTTATCATTAAATATGCATATACCCGGGGAATTAAGAGAAAAATCAATAGTAATAAAATTCATATTATAGTCTTTTACCTATAACAGCTCCTAAAGCGGTACCTACAAGTCTAGAAGTTAATAAATCATAAAGTACTCCTTTATTTATACCTAATACTTTAGCTATCATTTTACCAAGAGATTTACCTAATGCAAAACCAGTTAGACCACCTATAATAGAACCAAAAAATCCTTCATTAGTAACTTCATTATTAAATCTTTCTAAATCAATTTCTCCATTTTCATTTCTGTATTCATTTAGAAAAGCATCAACTGCTTCGTCTACTTTAGATTCTAATTCAGGAGTCCATTCCTGCTGAAGACCTTCTGTTAAAAGGCTCATTTCTTCTTTTGTAACTTTATTTTCTTCTAAGTATTTTACAAATGTTTTCATAATTTATATATTTATTTAATCTATGTCTATTTTTATACTAAATTTATTATAGTAAAAATTAACATCAAATGTATTAAATTCTGCTACATTTTCAGCTAAGTTTAAATTTAAGTCTGATATTGAGTTCATGATAGGTTTTTCAAACTGTATACTTGCCAAACCTAAACCTTCCGCATCTAATATTCTTAATTTTACATCCGGTATATATTTTTCTAATGTCTGATCTGCATAGTAATGTAAAAGAGTATCGGTTAATATCCAATAATTTATGTAACCGTCTAACAATTGAAATTTTACAGTAAATTGTCTTTCAATTGTATTTTGAATTGGTATTCTACCTCTATGGTATCTTACAGTTCCGTCATTATCAGCCTGTTCTACCGGGTCGAAACTTATTCCTGGTAAATTTACTTCTTGTATTGTGTAATTAATAAAATCTATAGGATTTTCTAACATATTACCAGGTATTTTATGTAAATAGCTTTTGTATTTTTCAGCTACTTCTGCTGGTATAAAATTTTTAGGGAATCTAAAATCAAATAAATTATTTCTACTATTTAAAATCATATTGCATTAAATTTACCTTTATAAACCATTGTTTCAGTAGAACCATTATCTACAGAAATATAGTAATTTTTATTTGTAATAGCCTGTATTTTTAATGCATTAGCCTTACTTATTTGAAACAAAATTTCACCTTTACTTGCATCAATATCTTTAAAAGTAGTAATATTGTTAAAACATAGTCCAGAATCAAATGTCATTTTTACACTTCCAGATTCTAAAAATGAAATAGCTTTTTCTTCACCATCTTCTATCTTAGAAACTGAAAATTTAACGTAAGTATCAAATGGACCTATCCTTAAAACTTCTTCGCGTCCTATTGTTTTAACAGTTCCTTCTTCTAAATTTACTATTTCAGGAGTTGCTTTTATTTTTAATCTTTCTATGAATGTAGGAGTATATTTTACTTGACCCTTTGGTAAAGAACTATTTAAAACTTGAGCAGTATTTCTAGTAGATTGTCTATCTGGTAAAGTGTTGTATATTCTAGTTAAGTTATTGGTAGAATTTATGTTTACTCTTAATAGTCTTTTTCCATATTTAGATGCATTTGTATACGTTAAACTTGCATTTTTAACTATTTGAGTGTTGTCAGTCTGATTATAAATTCTCATAACAACATCTATTGCAAAACTTGTAGCAGTGTTACAGTATTTAATAATAGGTCTAAATTCTATAGGTTCTTCCCAATCCTCTACTTTAGTCATTTGAGTAGAGTAAGTTTCTATAAAACCAGTACCTACATTTTCAAACACTGTTATATCAAATATCACTGATATGTCAGCAGTTGAATGTAATATTTTATCAATTATATGTGCTTCAAAATCAGCGGCACTTCCATCTTTTTCTCCAAATATTTCAAAATAATCGCCATCTGACGCTTCTTGAACTTTTACTGTAAAGTCTTGAAATTCATCTTCTCTACTTACCAATAAATTTTGCGAGTCTCCTGTATAAATGTAATCTACGCTTGAATTATCTTCTAAATTATTTATAAGTTTAAAACATATATTATAGTTTGAAGTAGGAAGCAAGTTGCTAGAACCTACAGTTCCATCTCCATAAAACTCATCTTCAAATTCCTGATACTGACCTATTAAAGTAGGAACTTTAACTTCAATGAAGTTAGTATATAATGTTTCAGTTATTACAAAAGGTTTAGGATTTTTTATTTCAAAATTAGAAGTGTTTAAATAAACTAATTGAGTCAAATAATTTTGTACTTCATTTATTCTATCTGTTTTTACTTCGAATAAAAATCCTTGTTTTCCTCTAGAAGCAAAACTAAAACCATTTCTTAAATGAAGTCTTATTTTATCATATCTAATAAAATTAATATTAGACGTTGCGTTTGTTTGACTTGTTGCTAAATCTGCAGAATTACTACCAGCCCAAGAAGAACTATTAATAAAATTATTAGTGCTATCTAAAAGAGCATATTTATTTTCACCAACCTCAACTGCATGGTATCTTCCTATAGTTCCCGACCCTGTTTTTATACTATTTCCAGTTTCTTCATCTGGTGTTGCAAATAAAGGATTGGCAGCATTAGCAACCGTTACTTTACCGCCCGTCAAGCCGGTAATGCTATATAAATATGACCCAGTTACAGTAGGTAAGTAGGTGTAAACTTGACTTACTGCATCATAAGGAGAACCTATGCTATTTCCAGTAATATCAAAAGTTAAAGGATTAGTAAGTGCTGTTAAATTAAATTTATAAGTTTTACCTACTTCTAACAATAACGTTCTTGCTGCAAAATTTTCAATAGCGACATAACCACCAGATTCAGTAACATCGAAATTAACAACATCACTACCAAGCTCATGTATTAAATGTCTAGTATGTAAATGATTACCGCTAACGGTATCTAAAATTTTAATTTCGCTACCATTATCATCAACATCTATATCATAATCAGTTGCATTAGCCTGATCATGGTATATAAATTCTAAAAGTACGTCGTCGTCTATCTTGAAATATCTAGATGATTGTGCCATATATTATTTATCTTTTTAAAATTGTAACCATTTAGGTGAATAAGTTAGAAATAATCCTACTTGTGGACCGTGGTATATACTGTTATTTTTACCAAAAGTTATTCCATATCCTCCTCCAAAACCTAAAGAAAGTCTACCTCTTTTTTGTTTTTTTATTTTATTAAGTTCATCTTCTACTATAGAAATACCTTCAATACTTTTAAAAGTTATTCCTGGATACTTAGTAGATATATTTATTTTTTTAATGCCCTCTATCGTTTCTATGCCTGCATATAATTTTATATTTTGGTCATAATCAAAAGTTCCTAAAGCTCCTGTAATTATAGTATCATTTAAAGAAACATCAACACTTGCTGTAAATTTTCGCCAATTTTCATCATCATAAAATGTAGAATCTGAAAATATAAGAGTAGTGTCATTCTTAACAATAGCCCAAACAGTATCTACATTATTTATATTTATCTGGGCCTGTAGCAGTTGATTTAATCTTTCTAATTTTATAGCGTTTTCTAAAGCCTCTTTATATTTGTTTAATAAGCCAGCATTTTCATTTTTTAATTCTTTTACTGTAAATTGATATCCTTTTATTTCGTTAATATAAAAACCATTTTCATTTTTAAAAACCTCTATTGTGTCTATGCTAGCCTCTGCATTTCCTTTTACTCTTTCTACTTTATTTTCTAAAGCAATATTTTTCTGTTTAAGTATGCTAACCCTATTACACTGGAACAGCATTAGCAGTATCATAACTAAAATAGCTGATATAAAATAAATGGGTTGTATTTTTATTTTTTTAAATTTCATAAGCTATTACATCATTGCCACCGCACCTGTAGCGTAGTGAGTTTTATTATATGCATTAGTTTCAGTAGGCATAGAAAATTTAAAGCTATATCTAATTCTCTGAGTAGTTGGAGTTGAATTGTCTGTTAAAAATTCTTTTATTAATATAGGTTTTACTGTATACTTTACATCATCACCAGATATGGGTAAGGTGTCATTGTTCAAGTCTAAAACTTGAGGACCTTCATTAAACAAATAAATATTATTATCTCCTGGATATATCCTTCCAATAGTATTAAAATTACTAGTACTAGCTACATCAGCTAAGTCAGTTGTTGTATCCGTACTTATAAGCGTTACATCAACATCTATATACGTACCAGAGTCATTAGTGTATGGAAACACGAAAGAACTCGGATCATCACCTTCTCGTGACATATTCATAGAAATTACAGCAGGGGAGCTATTACCATCCCAATCGCCGTAGTCCGGTTCTCCAATTCCTATTTCTCCTTTACCCCACACTTGTATCAGGTTACCTATTTTAACATAACCATACCTTGAGGTTTCATACGCAGTTGACGTTGTTGCACCACCAACTGCATTTATTACTCCATAATTAGAAAATTCACCAGCATCAAGAGATGTAGTGCTAGGATTTACAACTGCTCCTGTAGCCTCTCTAAACGAACATCCATTATCAGTATATGAATTCCTAATAATTCCCTTTTCCCAAAAATAATCAGTCAATGTTCTATCATCTACTGGTCTGTTATAATTAGGAGCTGCAGTGTAGTTAGTTTCTTGAGCTCCTCCGTCTTTCCATCTTAAACCATCTCCAGCAGTTTCTAAACCAACTTGACTTTTATGAACACCATTAGGGTCATCAAAATATATACTTTCTGAAGAAGTAATTATATCATCCTCTACTTTTAATTTATCTACTCCTAATATTTTAAATAAGTTTGATAAATTTGCGTCTAATGTGTTTGAAATATCAGAAGTAATTTCGTTAACAGCATTAAATTGAGCTGTCATTTTATTTTTACCTCCAGGTGCAGTTGCTAGCATTTCATTTACACTATTAGTTTGAGAAGCTGTCATTCTATTAAAACCAGCAAGTCCTGAGCATGTTAATAAATTACCCTGTCCTGTAGCAGAGGTAGATAACGTGTTGTTATTTCCGGTTATAATGTTATTACCTACAGCTGATAAATTAATATTATTTGAACCTAAAATGCTAACATCATTAGTAGTAGCGCTATCACCTATTGTAATATCTCCACCACTTAAAGATTTTACTTGTATATCATCATTTATGTTTACAGATAAATTAGAGTTACCCGTTATTGTAATATCACCGGTAGTAGCTGTTAAATTAGTTTCAGCAGACGATATTGTTATATTGTTAGGAATATCTAAAGCAAAATTTGCAGTTCCAGAACCTACAGTTCCTGTAATTTTAAAAGTAGTGGTAGTACCACTGTGTTCACTTCGTATAGCATAATCAGCAGAACCTGATGCGGAATGAAGAATATTGATATGATTTGAAACTTCTGTGTTTAAAGAAGGGTCTTGCGGTATTATTATATTTAATAATGCAAGAGGCTCGAAACTAGGATTATTACCTGAAAGATTAAATACATTTTCATCTCCTAAAATAACTCTTGTTTTTAAATCTGTAGTACCGTCATCATTTTTATTAAAGGGTCTTATTATATTATAAGATGATGCTGCAGTTGCTCCACCATCTACATATATAGTATCGCTATCCCATACGTTTAACGAAACTCCATTTGAACCGCTAGCTCCTGTAGCCCCAGTAGCACCGGAAGGTCCTGTAGAACCTATAGGTCCAGAAATTCCAGTAACTCCTTGTATTCCTTGAGGCCCTTGAGGTCCTCCTCCGTTAGCTAGTAGCTGATCGAAATTGTAGTTTAATTTGCTTATTTTAATTATATCCGAATCTCCTTCGAATATTTCTTTTAAATTTAATGCCATCTTTATGACTTTATTTTTATTATAGGCCTAATTTTTGATTTTAAACCTGCTTTTTTATTATATATTAACCTAAAATTAAGTGGATTTTTAGAGTCTAATACATAACTATAATTATTATCTAATATGTACCCTCCACTTTCAACGTTAGAAACACTCTGTGATGAATCTATAGAAGTCGTATATTTTTTACCTGATAAAACATATAAATCAATAGAGTTGATAGAAAATAATGGTAAAATATTATTAGAAACGTACTCTTCAATATCATCATCTAAAGTATCTATTCTACCAAAACTTTTTTCTAAAGTTACAAATTTAGATATAGTGTCTTTGATTCCTTCATTTTTAAAATATCGTACTACACTTTTTTCTAAATAAAAATCAATGAATACTTGTGTTTTAGTTTCTGTAAAAGCTACTTCACTTTCAACATTGTTTAATATTTTTGCGTCAGTTAAAATATCTATGGTTTCAAAATATTCAGAAGTAAAATCGAATATTTGATATGCATTTCCTATTTTAGGAATACATGAAGAGAAAAAGCTTTTTTCTTCAATAATATTTTTGGTACCAGGTATTAAAGATTTGTTAGAAGCCGATTCCGATCTTACATAATAATCGTCTTCCCACCTAGAATTAAATACATTAATATCTTTTTTATCTATTGCAATTTCATCTATTAATGCGTATTTAGGTAAAAGAGAATCTGACTCTGAAAGTTTAATAACACCCTCGGTATCTATTTCATTTACTTTATGAAAAAAGTAATTTTTTATTTTACCGTAAGAATTTCTAAAATTAGCATCTCTAATAAAAGTTAAATCATAAAATATTCCTAAATCATTTAGTTTTTTATATAAAGCAACAGTTAATTCATTTAATTGAAGGTTAGTAGTGTCATATTCTGCATTAGTAGGCTGATCTGCCGCCCAATCAGTATTGATTCTATGTCTTGAAAATGGTTCTCTAAATGTAATGATAGGAGTCATTTCCGGAGAGTATTTACCATTATGTCTTTTTAAGAATGTGAAATATTGACCAAAAGATTCTATTATTTCATAACCTATTACTGAATTTGTAAGACCAAATGCTTTGGGTTTGTTTGTATCTACTTCTGATGTAAGTTTAGAACTTTTTATAACTTCATTTCCATCTTCTACATTTATTACAAAACTGTTTTCTATTAACGTTCCGTCATTTTCAACAGTAACATATTCCGCATCATTTGAATTGTTTAAGATATCAGATATGCTACCTGCAGATAACTGATTAAAAAGAGCTTCATGTGCATTTATACCACCACCGGCATATGTGTATTCCGCCGTTTTATATTGAGACGCTGTGTAATAACCGGTAGGTTGAATAAGCCCAGTAGAAAGTTCAATCATTGCTCCTTGAAACTGAATAGTATTATTATTAATAATGTTTGCTATTTGAATTCCATATTCTATAGAACCTATTTTTATTTTAAGCATTCCAAATAATCCATTAGAAGGGTCTCTTAAAATTTGACTATTAAATAACGAATTTTCTCCGCTTGCATGTTCCATAGAATTTAAAGTAGTAAAACCTGATGCAGGAAGTGAAGTAGACGATAAATCAATAGCACCACTTATTTCTGCATCAGCATATTCATTAGCAGAATTTATTTTATGTGATAATTCGTATAATAATCTTCTATTTAGATAAGTAAAATTATCGTCAGAAACCTCCATTTCTAACATCAAAACAACATACTTAAATTTTTTATTTCTAATAGCCTTTATACTTAACTTATTAGGTTTAGAACTATCAAATTTTATTTTTAAAAAACTAGAAAATTTATACCCATTAAAACTAGCTGACTTTATGAATTCTTTAGTAATTGAATTAGTTACTTTTTTTCTATCTTTTAAAGAAAACTTTAAACCTTTAAAAATAGTAGACCCGAAACTCTCTTTACTTCCATTTTCTATAAAAGTATACTTTTGTTTTTTATTCTCATAATGGAAATATCCGAATTGGTGTTGATAACCCATACTTAAAAAGTAAGATTTAAAATAATTAAAATCAACACTTTTAAAATCGTCAAACTCTATAGAAATGTCAGGTGAAGTTTCTAAATAACTAAAATTATCAAGTGGAGTAATGCTATAATCAGGTCTTTTATCTATATAAAACCATTCATGTGTCATTTTTTTAGGGTCTCTTTCTAAAACTTCTAAACTAGGTGAAAAGTTAGTTTCTCCAAAAGCCTCAGATACGTTTAAATAATATGGATTCTCGCGAACATTTGTTGAGTTTATTAAAGACCACTTATTAATATGAGGTACTACTCTAGATTTAGTAGAAAATTGAGTTGTAAAATTTTCTTTAAGTCTATCATATTCACTTTTCACATATTCAATATCTTCATCGTCACTTGGTGATTCTTGCTTTAATAAAGGCATAAGCACCGCATAATAATCTTCAGGATTTGAATATAATCTTTCTAAACTTTCTTCATTAAATGCTGATTTTGGACTCGGTGTATCTTTAGGATATCCAGATGTCCTATCATCAGTAAGCTCTTTTAAATTTGAGTTTGATTCATCAAAGAAATCAAAATTAAAATCATAAACGTCATACCCGCTAAAATAACCCCAAGAAAGTTTAAATTCTGAAAAAACACTTAAAACACCCTTAAGTTTATTTTTTATTTCTTTTTCTAAAATAATCTTTTTAAATTCTGAATTAACTGACCTACCATCTGCTACCTTATCTAAAACTTTATTGTAATTACCTAAAGAATCTCTAAAATATTCACCTATTAAAATATCATCTTCGTCATCTAAATTAATATAAATAGATTTATTTTTTTCATTACCTCCTTGTAAATAATATGCGGTTTTAGTTGTTAAAAAGGAAGAAGCAATTTCTAAAACATTAGAAGAATCTTCTCCAATTTCTATTTCTAAAAATGGAAAATTAGAATTAGTAAAGAAAAAACCAAAATTATTTAAGTTATATCCTTTTATAGGAGACTTAACATATATTGTTTCACCTTCAACAATTGTTTCAAATCTAGTTTTTTCAAGGATAACTTCTGAAATAGCATTTGCTATATTCTCATGAGACCCTAAACAAGAAAAGTTATTACCATTAGTATGTGATTTTGTTAAAGAATTATCAGCATAAAAAGTGTTGGCTGCAACATTTACAGGATATACATTTCTAGAAATAAATAAAAATGTATTAGTATTATTTAAGCTTACAAAAGAATGGTCTTCTTCCATGTTAATTACATCTTCGAAGACGTCAACATACCAAACATTATCATAAGAATTATATTTTCTAGAAACTGAATACTTAGCAAAATTTCCAGTGTTAGGCCACGAAGAAACTATATTAAGTGTAGTTTCTTCAACTGTAGAACCAGAAACAGCAGTAAAAGAATTAGAAAGATTATCTTCTATAGTTATTAATTCTCCTGGTTCATTTTTATTTACAAATATGGAAAAAGATTGTTTCTTTAAATTAACTAAAGTAAAATTATCTCCATTATTAGGAGAACCTATTACTTTTAACTTTATAAAATCTCCTTCTGCTTCTGCATTTTCAAATACCTCTACAGTTTTGTCAGATTTTTTAATACCTAAAAAATCAGAATAATCTTTATTATTAGAATCTATCTTTATTTGGTATTTAGATATATCCCAATCTACTCCATTCTTAACATTATGATAATCTTTATCTGTTTTTACCCAACCAAACATTCCTAATTCTTTAAAAAAATCAGAATATGGTAAAGACCAATAATCATCAAGTGTAGTAAAATCTAAATTATGTTCTATTTCAGAAAAAGTAATAGTGTCTTTTAATATTTTTTCAACTTTTCCTTTACCTATATCATGAGAGTCAACGTATAATCCATAATATCTATTTATATCATACTCTATAGCCTCTTCATCATTAAACATAAATTCTAAATTAAGTAAATTAGCACATGCTACTCCATTTCTAGAAAATCCTGATGTTATAAAATCGTTGTATTCTATGATAGGTTTATCAGTATTTAAAGTGTCTTTATATTGGAATTCCCCTTTACTAACAAAACCACCTTTTTCTAAATCTATACCATTGTATAAAGTTTGTTCGTCTTTATCAAAAGAAACCGTTAAAGAAGACTTTGGAAAATCTTCAGAATTTACATGATTTCTTATATAAGTACCTATATTGCTTTCATCAGAAAGGTCTATCGTCTTTATTAAAGTAGAGTCTGACAATACTTTAGATAATCTATCTGCGTTATTAGCATATTCAGAATGTTTTAAATCCACCGGGTCTTTCATTCTAAAAATTAAAAACTTAGAAGGTATTTTTTTATCTAACCATATAGGTGCAAATATTTTAAATTCAGAATTATATAATTTTGAGAAATTAGATGAAGCTCCGAAATTATAAGTCTCTTCAAACTGTTTTGAGAAATCATCAAGTATTGAAAAATCGCTGTACTCTCGCTTTATACCGAACGCTAAATCTAAAGGAGTTGAGTTTTTTATCCAAAACCTAGAAAGGTCATAAGAATACTTTCCATTTTTACTAACTCTTTTCTTTTTATATTTAAAATTAGACAATTGTTCTGAAGAATCAAAACTTTCTAAATAAATCTCATCATTTTCTACTACAATCTTAACATTTGTAGAAAGTTTAGGGTTAGTTCTTAAAATAGGCCTTGATATAAAATCAGAACCATTATTAGTTTCAATATCCGTTCTAATACTTTTAGACATCAACTATTAATATTTTTAGTTTTACTAATTATATATCTCTTTAATAAAAACCTTAAGTTAAGAGCTATACAGTTTTATTAAGAGTTACTGCTTTAATATTATTAAGATTAAATCCTTTAGGTTTATATTTAGCAAAAACTTCTATATCAAAAGAAAATTGGTTATCATTAGAATCAAATAAGTCTATACCTATTGTTTTTGAATACGTCAAATTATTAATCTGAGAAGTATTTAAACCTCCTATTCTTCCAGATGAAGTATCAACGCCTCCTGTAGGTGTAGCTCCAAAATAGTCAGTCATTCTGTACTGAAACACAATATCTAATGTAATGTTAGGAGCTTTAGCAGTTGTAGAATTTACTTGCTTTTCATCTAATTTACCTATTTTTCTTCTACCAAATTTATTATCTCCGCTAACTCTTAAACTTCCTATCCTTGTAGGTGAAGCAAATAAATATGCACCGCATGATTTTCCACCTAATAAAAATTGATCGTTATCGTCAAATGACATCTTCATAGTTCTTTCATACGACGGATCGTTATCGTATCTATATGCATTTTGTAAACTAGAAAAATCTTCACTCTCTTGTAGTGTAGCAAGTTGACTCATATTTACGCTTTCATGAGAGAACCCGGCCTCACCTATTTGTGGGTGGTCTATATGTATATAAATATTATCATCATAATCTCCTGAAGTTAATGAATCTAAAGTAACTACGCCAGTTGTTCCGTCCCAGATAAAATCAGAACTAACAACTCCTGTAGCACCGGTCCCTTGTTTGCCAAAAAATTCAAATCTACTAGTGTCGTTAGTAGTAAACATGTTTGTTCCTTTTAAATAATCTAAAGGAGCTACAGCATAAAGAGGATTTTCTCCTGAAACGTCCATAAATCTACTATAAATAAATTGACCTTTTCTCTGAGCAGATTGATTAGGTGATTGATTATTAAATATTTCTGCTGAGGCTTCATTATCCGATAAATTTTGATACTGTAAAGGAACCAAGTCGTATTTACCTTCAACCGTGTAATAAGTATCGTTTTCAACCCTAGACGCTAAAACTGGAGTTGCAGACGTACTATAATCATGAGTACCCATTTCAAAAACAACTTCGGTACCAGATGATGAAGAAGGAAATACAGCGTCGTCTCTTTTACCAATAACCCTAGCAATAAGCTCTAAATCAGTAGCTTTTGTATTTTCTAACAATAATTTAAAAGTTTTTGTAACTATATGTCCTTTTTTAATATTTAAGTCAGCAACCTCATCTGTATAATATCCTGCAAATACCTTAGCAGTTTGATTAGCTTCTATTTGATTAACAGTTCCATCTTCGTCAACTAAACTAACTGTTAATTCACCTTCAGCATTTTGTATAGTTTCTCTAAGGGTATCTATTTCTTTTTGAAGGTCTATCAATTTATCAAAAAGAGTAATAGGTGTTTGTTCTCCTGATAAAAATCCAGAACTAATATCTCTAGCACCATGTGCAAAATAGTTTTCATTTGCTATAAAAGCCTGTGCAATGTGTTCATAAAAACCTTTTGATTCAAGCTCCTCAATTAATTTAACAAATGTAGTTTCTTTAGAATTTTCTTCTATTAAATTAATAACATTAGAAGTATCTAAAAGACCTTCTGGAAAATCAATTTTAACAACCTCACACCAATCAGATTCTAATGGATTAGAAGGATATCCAGCTTCTGAAATAGATTTAATTCTTATTTCTACACTTTCTCCTAAGTTGATTGGAATATCTAATTGATTAAAGTTAATTTCTTGCCCATCCTCAACAGATTCAGAAACCCAAATATACTTACCAGTAACAGAATCTCTTAATCTTTTTCTTACAGGAGTTTCGTATTGATTCCAATTAGAAAAACTTGCAGTTGTTGTTTGACCATTAGTTTCAAAAGGAATTTGTTCAATATTACTAGTTTTTCCGCTAGAAGAAACATATCTATATTGAATTTTAAATTGAATAATCTCTTGAGGCAATGTATCTTCGTTATCTTTTGCTTCCGGAATAGTCCAAAACCCTCTTACTCTATATTTAGGACTTACCTCTAATACATTCTGGTCAGTACTTATACTTTGTATTTGATTAACTATAGAAGTATAAAGTTTAGACTCCGCACTTCTTTTTTCAATTAAAGAATTAAGATTATTTTTATCTTTATTCTGTTCTATTTTAGAAGTATATTTTTTAGTAGCTATCTCAGACCTTTTACTAGTAATCGTATCATCTAGTTTTTTAATAGATTCTAAAACATTAGTTTTATCACTTGATAATTTTTTAATAGAATCAAAGGCATCATTAGAGGTTAAATGTGTATTTACTTGTACAACTGAAAAATTAGTAGATATTAATTCTACAGGATCTGGAATAATACCAACAGTTGCAGGTGGAATAAAATCTTCTTTAAGAGATTTAATAAATTGACCAAAATCAGCAACATTATTTCTATAATACGCGGCTAATGTACTAGTACTTCCATCTGCATCTTCTATTGTCAATTCATTAGAATAAAATCCTGTTCCAGGAGACCAATTCTCAGCTATAATTTTAGAAGAAGGGTCAATAGCTTTAAAAAATACAATTTGTCTTTCATTAAAACCAACATTTATGCTTATATTTACTGAGCTATCTAAATTTTTGTAAATATTTAAAACATTAGAACCTATTGTGACGGAATCAAACCCTTCTATCAGCTTTAACTCCAGTTGACTTGTCCCAGAATATATGTTGATTATCTCATACCTAGTGCTGTTATTACCAGAATTGACAAGAAGACTATCTCCTATGCTCAAAGCTTCAGTATCTTTTAAAGTTTTTTCTCCATCACTATATGTTAATTTATTAAGCGTAAATAATTTAACAGTTCTGGTTACTTCTTCTCCATCAACTATAAACGTTTTAGAAACATTTTCTACTTTTATAACATCAAACCCTCCATAATATTGAGTAGATTTGAATGGCAAATCTCTTACCTGTTCATCTATTGTTATATTTACACCATCAGAAATAATATCGTTAAGAACAGTTTCATAATTTAACTCTTCTAAATCTTTAAAATTATCATCAAAATAAGAAGGTGCAAAATCATCCTCTGCCGGAAATATAAATCTTTTAACTAAAACTCGTTCAGTATCTACATCTATTTGACCGCTTACATCAAATTTAACTGTTAAAAGAGGATTTAAAAAATCTTCAAAAAAGTCGTTATCTGTAGTTTCAAAAGTTGTAGGCAAATCAACTGCTGTTAAATCATTGGCCGGAGTTTTTAATTTTTTAGTGATAACTCTCTGAAAACTCCCATCTGGTAATTGAACGGTTGCATTTGCAGTACCAATACCACTAAGAGATTTTATATTATTTTCTAATCTTTTAATTTCTTTATTTAAAAAACCAAAAGAAGGTATTTGATAAGTTTTTATTGTAGTATTACCATCTTCGTCTGGAGCACCAAATAAATCTATAGAAACAGTTATTGATTCATCCTGAGTCGTCACTGCTTGATTAATTCTTTCGAAAGTTTCTAAAGCATTTGTGTTCATTTGAGTGAACTGTCTAAGTATACTATTTAATGAGTTTTGTGTGTCCATCTATTTTTATCTTATTATATCAATTTCAAAATTATAATTAGCTGCATTTATGCATACTATTTCAAAATATGGGTTATCGCTCAATTGAGCATCTGATAAACTTCCAATCTGTGTATTATAGTTATTTAAGTTATTAGTCCAAATATTTATAGAATTACCGTTTAAATCTAGACCTTCAAAAACAACTTTAAAACTTTGGCCATCGGACCACTTGATAAGTTTATCATCTAAATATATATTGATATTACTGTCTGCACTTCCGGTGGTTACTTTACCTGACAATCTTAGTTGATTTGAATAGCCACCAATTGAAGTCCAAATACCATAAATAGAAGATTGAAATGGCTCATATTGGGATACTGAAGTTATCTCAGTATATCTAGTCTGAGTATTTTCATTAAACCTATATGGCCTATTTAAAAAGTAGCCGTTTAAATTATTTTTTATTTTAATTTTGTTAGGAATGCTTTTATCTAAAAGTATACCTTTATCTGCTACTAAAACATCTGTATTGTATTGTACCTCAGTAGGAATAGTTCCGTCAACTATTTGATTTATTCTGCTATTAGCACTATTAATTAAACTTAATAAGCTTTCAGCATCTGATAAATTTAAAGAAGCATTTTCTAAAGAAGTTTCTAAAGAATTTAATCTACTTAAAATTAAGTCAGTTCCCTCAGTTGTTGCAATTAAGTTTTCTACGTCATCAACTCTTTTCGAAATAGTGTTATATCTAATATTAGCATCTCTTAATATTTTAGTAGCCTGTTCTAAAGAAGCAGTCGTATTCATGAATAAATCCATGGAAAACGTAGTAAAGTCATTTACATTTACTTCTACACCAACGTTATCTAAAGACGAATTAAATTTAAGATTTAGTTTAAGACCAAAAGCATTTCCATTTAAACCAGTAATTTCATTAGGTTTATATTTTACAATTTCAGGAATATAAGAGCTACTTGCCGCGCCAGGATTATCTTGTGGATTGTCTAATATTAATATACCATAAAGATTTGTAGACCTATTAGAAGGTACAGATTTACTGTAAAGGTCGTAATAAATTAATACTGCGTTAAACCTAAAGTCTTGGCCGGTCTTGGCAAAATCTTCTAAAGTCTGTAATGTAGAAGAATTTACTACATTTGCATAATTTTCAGCATCCCAATCAATACCGTAATTAGAAGCCGTAGCACCTATTAAATATTCACCAGAAGCATTATCAGCCAAAGTTTCAACATCTAAATTTATGTCTGGGTGAATCGTGCCCGCTCTACCATTTATATCAGCCTCTCCTAAAATAGAAGATTGTGTAGAATTATAGTTTGTACTATTAAATAAAACAGTAGGGGTAAAACCTACACTAGAAGGTACGTTTATAAATACTTCTTGATAAGCTTGACCTTTGTAACTAATATCATTTCCTACATCAATAGTACCTAAATATTTTACAACTCTTTCATAGTCAGTACCTGTTCCACTAGCATTAAATTCTTCTGTAGAAAAACCAACGCTTGATGCTTCATTAGAATCGGCAGTTTTAAATCTAATAGCACCTGTTTTTTCTAGCCATTTAAAGAATATTTTTTCTGAATCCGAACTAAAAAGAGCAGAATCAAAATCATCATCTTGTAAAAGAAGTTCCTCTAAATTAAGAGCGTAATTTTGAAATGTTTTAGCAAATTCTACAGCTGCATTAGAAGAAGGAACGTATGCCGCTCCAGAATAATCTATCAATGAATCAAACTGAATTGTGTTTTCTCCACTAGAAGGAGCTTGAAAATTAGGCAAATCTAAAAGAGCATATTTTGAAAAATCAAACTCAAGGTCAGCATTATTAAAAGCCCTTGTTAAATCTCTTGTTCCATTTGCGAAGGCATACATTGTGCCTCCTTGTACTTGCGGTATTCTTACTAACGGTGTAGCCATTTACTTATTGTTTTTTATTAAGATATTGTAACGTCATGTGAGCCTACAACATACCAACTAGAACCTAAGTATCTTAGTGATAATGTACTCCCTACGTTGTTTAATGCAATATTAGTAGCTGCTGCGACGAGCGTTGCATCGACATTTCCTGCAACTCCTGCTATTAATGTAATCTCTTGACCTTCTGAACCTGCAACTAACGATAGAGTACTTGTACAATCAACAAAATAATTATATTCTGTTAAACTCGCTGGCAAAGTCGCTGAAGGTGAAGCAATATCCTGATAAGAACCAGATTTTATTACACTTCCTCCAAGAGATGTTTCTCCAGTATTACTAAATGAAGTTGAACTTGCTGCTGCTAAGGTAGTAGCACCTGAAACAACTAACGAAAGTAAATTTGCACTAACACCTGTTAATGCGTTTGTTGTCGGATCTAATAATGCTTTAAGGTCTACTATTTCTGCCTGTAAAGAATTAAAATTTTCATTAATAGTCACTCTTGATGAAGATAATGAATCTGTTCCTAAAATTTCTATAACTGCCATTGTTTTTTGTTTTTATTTTACGTTTATCATATTTTTTTCGATACTATTCTTATTACCATTACTATCTTCAACCTCCAAAGATATTCTATAAGACCCTTGTTTTTTAAAAATGTACGGTAACCACATATTATCATAATATATATCACTATAATCCGTGTTAGTATCTTTATATATTTTCCATATTGGGTTTTTAATACCAGGCATTTGAGTTTTATCTACCGAGATAGTTACATGGGTAGACCTCTCTATATCTCCGCATCCATTTATTATGCGAGTGTTATCAAATGTTGGATTGTAGGGTGTAAAATGAACATCTCCCATAACTAATCCATTCGAACTTCCAGAACCTATGCTAAAATAAGCTTCAATAAAATCATAAGAATACGAATAGTTCTTACCAACGCACATTATAAAATTAAAAGTATCTACAGCTCCATTATTATTAGTGTCTTCAAAAACAGGATTGTAATTAAATTTAGAAATAATCTCATCAGTAGATGAATTTAATTCATCTGCAATTGCTTCCCAGCCTGTAATATCTCCAGTATTTGTAGGAGTAGAAGACGTGATAGTATGATACCCTATCTTAGTTTCTTTACTCACTGGATCGAAATGCGATATTGTTAATACATTACCTTGAAATGCAGTGGATATCTTAAAACTAGCTGCTAAATCTGAGCCTATTCTTGTAGAATTCCACCAACAATGTTTAAAGTCATTCCATCTAACATCATCTATAAAATCCCAAGTATAAGGTCCTGTAGTTTCGCCATATCCTGTTAAATTAGCAGGGTCACTATCTATAAATCTTCTTACTGTTGAAAACTGCTTTCCTTGAGATTCATTATTAATATAATTACTTCTGTCCATAGTAAGATACAAACTTTGAAAGCTTTCTCTTACTTTTTCTAGGTTTTCAGTAGGTAGGTCCCAATAACCGCCGCTTTTTTCCCAAGAAGTCTTCCATTTTCTCCATGTCGTATTTTCCTTCCATTGATAAACACCGTAAAGTTCTATTGGTTTTACTTCTACATTAAAAAATGATTCTATTTTGTAAAAACTTGTAAAACCGTTTAAGTCAGTTAATCTTAATTCAACGTCATATTCTCCTGTATACGGTACTATAATTGCAAGTTTTAACATCTCAGGATGCCATGTTAATTCTTCATTAGGCGTAGAAAGACCATTTGTCTCCCAATATCCTATATCTCCTTTAAATGATTGAGAATAATCTCTAGGACCTGTAACAACCCATTCAATTTCATAAACATTTCTTTTCCACCAATTATTCCATGTTATTTGATTATCTGTGGCATCTAACCAACAAAAATCAGCATCTTCCCATGTTTGGGGTAAAGAAGTACATTCTAAAATTAAAGGAGAGCCTACTGGAATATCATAATATCCAGCAACACTGTTATTAAAAGTTTCTTTTTCTTCTTCGTAATATTTTAGATAAAAGTCTTCAAAATCAGATATTAATAACTCTCTATCCGCTTGAGAAATATCATCAAATTCTTCTAACCCTATAATATTATTACTAGAATCTATAAGAATACTAGAGTCTGTTATTAGTTTATAGTCTTCTATGTATAATTGTTTATTTTCTGGATAAACTTTAAAATCAACTTCTTTACCTTCATTAAAAACAGCAATAGGCTCTTGATTATTCCAAACATTAATATTTTTTTGGTCAAAAAAGTCTCCTTCTCCTGTAATATCTACAATTTTAGCCTGAAGCGGTAAATAATCTTTTTGTAATTTGCTTTTTAATCCATATAATTTTATCAATACTTCTTCAGGAGTAAAATCAAAAGATTCTTCTACTTCTGGGATATCCCAAATATCAAATTCTCCAGTAGGATTATTAAGTTTATATACCAACGAAAACCTAGAAGTCTTTTTTAAATTAGAAGAAGGTAAATTAAATTTCTTTCTCTTTTTATATGAAAATCCTGAATTAGTATCAGGTACAGGAACTGCTTGAAGTTTTCCAAATGCAGCACCGTCTTGGTTTATATTAAGCCAATACTCCTTTAATGTTATATTGTTATATCCAAAAAAGTCAATAGCATTAAGTACTGCTTTATATGTTCCAACAAAAGGTTTAATATTGTGTAATTCTAAAAGAAGTTCTCTTCTTTTTTGATTCATTAATCGCCAATCAATACCATACTCATTAATATCATGTTCCTTAAACATAATAAAATCTCCATCATCTAAAGAAGCTCCTAAATTTTGTAAAAGATTTTTTAACCTTTCATCTTCTCCTATAGTTTCTCCATAAACTAAAATTTCTGCCAATACTGTATTATCAGAAGCATCTGATATTCTTAAAGACTTATCATGTCTTCCTTCATTTTCAGAAGATAGCCCTATATTAACTTGCATTGCGCTGTTTATGTGGCTTGAAACTTCTTTAAGGCCATTACTATCTATTGAAACAAGATTAGTGTGGTCTAAAGTATCTAAATTTATGGTATCTAATTCTTGTATTTTTACAGTTTCATTTTCTAATTTAGTATTGTAGAAAAATAAATCTTTACTTGAGTATACATCTTCTATCCACTCAACTTTAAATTGAGTTCCTGCAGTAGCACCTGCATGTGAAATAGGTGTACCCCATACTTGATTTCCTTGAGGGTCTTTCTGTTCTTCAAGAATAAAAAGGTTAGCAGACTCATAAAGTCCTGTAGAAACTTCTGGTAAAAATATTGAACCTTTTAAAACTCCTGAAACTATATCTTCTTTTAAATTAAGTTCATTTTCTACTCCATTAAAAAATCTTAAATAAGGATATTCTGCCATTTTATCTTACGTTAGTATCGTCTTTTTTTACTGTAAAGTTTTTCCAATTTTTCATTTTACGTATTTGAAAAATAGTATTCATATAGTAATCAGTACAAAAACCTATAAAAGTTCTGATAACATCATTTCTAAAAATATGGGGAGATATATGATTTCTAATAAGTTCATCTTTATAATCATAGCCTAAATTAAGCCTGTTGTCTTTTCGCACCTTCTGGTAATTATATCTTTTTTCTCTTTTATATCTATATAAATCGTCGTATAGTCCCATTATAATCCTCTTCTATTTCCTGCTTGAATTCTGCTATAAATAGTTCTAGGAACTGGAGGATTATCAAAATAAACTGACAATGCACTCATTTCTCCCGTAGAAGGTTCATCTTTTACAAAATTACCTTCTCTATCTTCCCAGTTACCTCTAAATACAGCAACTTCATCTTTATCTAAAATGATATCACCATATTTATCTAAACCTATTTTATCATACCAATCAGAAATTGCTTTTTCTCCTCCTGATACAGGAATCAACATGTCTGGTTGGTCAAGCGTTATTTTTTTAATTTCTTCTGTTCTTTTAAAGAACACCAATCTTTTTTGTTCACCTTCTTTTCCTAGAAGTTCGGGTGTTGTGGGGGTAACTGTAACTTTTTTGTAAGTATAATATCCATTTCTTCTGGCCTCTTCTTCAATACTTGAAACAAACTGAACATTTACGGCATCAACACCCTCAACCCCTTCAATTAATGCAACAATGTCACTTTTAGGAAGCTTATCTCTTCGTGTTACTTTTATTAAATAATTACTAATTGCAGCTCTAATGTCATTAAAAATATCTTCCTGTTTAAAACCTTCAAACCATCTTATAGATATATCCATTCTGTATTTAACAGCTTTTGGCTCAACAAAAACAGCTTCACTAGTAACCATTTGTTGACCACTATCTTCTATAACTCCAATAAATCTATCAGTCTCTTCTTTACTAAAAAAGAATTCTTCAAAAGGAACTGAAAAATAATCAGTTCCACTTAATAGTCTTTTTTCTAAATCTGGAATAGCAAAAATATAAATAACGTTATCGTCATCTAAATAACCATCTTCAGTCGTGTTGTATGCGTCTAAGTAACTAAATTGAGCATACTTAGACAGAAAATACTCATAATTATCAGGGTTTGATAATACAAAACTTCTACTAGCCATTGGTGTAAGCATTTTTGTAAATTCAGTAGATTCTGGATCTGCTCCCATGAAAGGTGAAACTAAAACTTCAGAATCTAATAATTCATTTAAGTCGTAATCATCTCCTACAGAATCACTACCTTCATCACTCCATTTAAAAGTTAAATCTCCAGACTGATTCAAATTACCAGCAGCCCCTTCACATTTCAAATATTGTATTTCTATAGTAGAGCCATTTGGTGGAATTAACCCAAAATTACCAGTACCGAAATAAATATCAATTCCTCCACTAATACCAGTTTTTATTAAGACTCCTTTATCAGTAGGCCTCATTTCATAAAGACTTTCAAATTTAGTCCATAATTCCCCATTTACAGAAACTTTAATAAGATTATGGTCTGTTGTTCCACTTACTTTAACATTAAAGCTTTGGAGTTTTTCTCCAGTTCCAGTAACATTTTGTGACTCTAACTCACCTTGCATAATACTAGCTTGAACCCATCCGTTAGAAGATTTAGGTAAAAGAAATTCATCTTTTTGAGTCCTTAAAAAATATGTAAGTCCATTATTTTCAAAAGTTATTTTAGTATTTACTGGTATTATTAAATTGTTACCTGCAACATCTGTTGCTGCTCCTGGTTTCCATCTAAATCTTATTTCTCCGGTTGCTGCAAAACCTCTAGTCGGATCGTGCCCTGCAAGTCTAGCTAAACCATATATAGATTCTGGTTGTTGAGCTGTATATATGTTTTGTTCTACTGTAGAATCTTCTATGTAGAACATAAGCATTTCATTCATTTCAGACATCACCTCTAATATTTGTGCGAATGGAGAAGCTGTTGTAAGAAAGTCTCCTGCCCTACCATATACTCTTCCTATGTAATTTGAAGCATCGTCAAATATTTGTTTAGCATTAACTCTTGCTTTCTTTAAAAATTTTAATTCAGCCATTTTTTTAATTATTATTCTAATGTGACCACAACTAAATATTGTGCATCTATTGTTATATTTATATTTGCAATATCTCTTATTTGCCCTCTTTGGAATGTAACATCTACTCTAGTATCAAATTTTTCAGCTAATGGTATATACATGTCCATTTGTTCGTTAATAAGACTTTTTATTTGTTCTCCATTTGCATTTAGCTCATATATCATACTTTCTAAGCTTGCTCCAAAATTAGGACTTCCTAAAACAGTACCTCTATCTGTAAAAAGCATAGTTTCTATTTGAACCATGAGCTGAGCTATCTCATTTTCAACATGAACCATATTTACATCGTGATTTGGGTCTTCTATTGTTTTAACATATAATTCCATAGATTATTTATCTAATTTTTTAAGAGTGAAACATCCAATCTACTCCTTCATCACCTTTTATTTCTTCTTTTACAGCTTCTAATTCTTCTTGTCCCATAGAAAGAATTCCATCATAGTCTATTTCTACACCGCCTGGTAAAGAAAACTTAAATACCGATAATTTAGAACCTATAGCTACTTTTACTTTAGCAGCAACATATCTAAAAAAGATTTCATCGTCATAAAGAGCGCAGTCTGGAATACTTTCATAAAGTTCTAAAATAACATCGCCTTTAGGAGTATCTCCCATAAATTTTAATTCTCCAGTTAATCTAGAATAATGAAAACTTAAAGGATTTTCTAATATCTGTCTAGCCATGTCAAAATAACTTTGATTAATTACATAGTATTGTAACTCTTCTGCAGATTCCGAAGCCCCTGCTCCTTCAAATGCATTTCTAAATAACATCTTGTCTATTGCAAAATCATTTCCTTCTGTGAATCTTAAGTCTAGACCACTTCCTCCTTGATTCCATCCAGATGCCAAGTCGTATACACCATAAATAGAAAAAACCTCTCCAGAACCATCAGTACCTGCTTCTGCAAAATTAACACATCTGTTATCTTTAAAATAACTAGATGAAAAAACTTCTTTAGGAACGTGATAATAGTTTTCTCTTAAACTATATTCATAATTTTTTCTAAACCATTTAATAGCTCGCTTCACTATATTTTTTACTTCTGGTTCCGGTAAATTTAAAGGAACCATACATGCACCTGTAATTTCTGAGCCAATTTCAGCTAAAAAATCATTTAAACACTCTGTTCCAAAATCTCTTTCATTTTCAAAATCACCAGCCTGTCCTGTTCTTATTTTCGCCATTTTAATTTATTTTTTTACTATTTATTATTTCAGTTTTATCAAATTTTGCAGACTTACTTATCTTCCCATTTCTAAATATACCACCGATCATTCTGCCTTTAAATATACTATCCCATTGATAAACATAACAATTTGTAGCCTCACACTCTTTACTTACATAACTAGATTCTATCTTTGACGATTTAATTAAGCTATTTTGATAAAAATTACATCTTTTTAATTCTGAATTTTCTATTTCTGTTCTAAAAAAATCACAAAAAGAAAATGTTCCAGTAAGTCGGCAATCTATAAAATCATAATTATCTAAATCAAAGCAATTTTCTAAAGTACCATCTTTAATTTGAACCCTACCTATATCACTATCATAATTTATAAATCCTTTAGAAATACTACCATGGCTAATTAACCTAACTACACTAAATTTTATTTTATCCCAATATAAAGATATTATTTTATCTGAAGTTTTTAAGTCAACTGATAATTTTAATTCCGGATAGTATTTATTTATTTTTTTAAAATCTTTAAGAATTGCAGTATACGGCTCATTTTTATTTAATATCCTCTTTAATTCTAAAAGATTTAATTGAGTATAATTTTTATTCGTGGAAGAATGCCATAATTGAAATAAAAACCTATCTAATAAATATAAAACATTTGAAGTCTTTTTTTGATAATCTTTACCTCCAATATACCTAAATTCTAAATAACCGAGTGATAATTTTTCAAAGTTTACTCCATAGTATTTTTCTTTTGGAAAATCAAAAGATTTAGGATTTATTTGCTGACCATTAAAATAACTAGCTTCTATTTTAGGTACGCACCACTTAATAGATTTAGCATATACACTATCTTTTCTATTTGGAAACATTTTATACACTTCGTCTTCATTAAAATCTAATATAAATTTTAAAGGGTCCATTCTTTGAATAAACTCAGGCTTATTAACTTTTTTAGAATCAAAACTTACGTTTAAATGAATTGATGATTTTTCAGTTGTATATCCATTCTTATCTATCCAAGCTAAAGTATCAATAATCATTTTTCTGGCATTACCGTATGAGATAGCGCCTGTAACTAATTCTACAAGTCCTTTACCACCTGACATATCAGGTTCTAACTTAAATTCTTTATCAGTAGGTTTAAAATCACTGTGAGCTTTATCCTCAATTCTAATTTTTTTATTTAAAAGAGAAGAAAGAGATTCACGTGTTTTTTCAAGAGGTAGGTTGGAGTAAAATTCAAACTCTACTCCAACCAATCCCATTTCTAGAATGTCTTCTTTTTGAGTGTCATTAACAATTTGATACGTGAGCATGTGATACTTTTACTTTTTTTATATATCACAATAATCTAATAATATAATATTGCAAGTCTACTCTACTTCAACTGGAAGTTTTAAGAAAACTTTTTTGGTGTCTTCTTCTATTCTAGTTATTATAACTTTAATCTGATGTTTAGGTTTATATGCTTTTAAAGCTTCAGTGTTTTCAAATTCACTAATATGTAATAAACCAACAACTCCTTCTTCTATTTCAATAAATAATCCATAATCTTTACATGATTTTACCGTAGCTAAAACTTCTGAATTAGGTTTAAATTTTTCATTTATCTTTAACCATGGATTAACTTGTAACTCTTCTTTTTGAGTAAGCGTTATTTTTTCATTAGAAATAATATCTTTAATTCTGAAAGTTATTTCTTCACCAGCAATAATTTCTCTATTTTTATGGCGCGTTAATACGTCAGGCTCTAAATCATTTACATGAATCATACCAGTTAAACACTGATTAAATTCACAAAATACACCATATTTCGCACTTCCTGTTACGGTTCCTGTAATTTCTTGAGTTAAATTTTCTTTAAGCCTTTCAATACTTTCTGGAATTAAAGTTTTTAAATATGACCTATGAGAAACAACAATAGTTCCTTTTTCTTTACTAAAACTTACAGGTACAACATATAAATCTTTATCTAAAATAGAAGTGAAGTCGTGTAGCTTATTTATTCCTGCTAAGCTTCCTGGCATAAAACAGTCTATTCCATTTACTCTTACAATATAACCCGCTTCTTCCATCATTCTAGTAACATTACCACTCCAAGCAGTATCTTGTGTCTTAATTGCAGTCTGCATTTCTGTAAAAGTTTTCTTTCTGGCGCCTTCAGTCAATGAGCCATATAAAGAAACTGAATCATCAAATGGGTCAGAAGTTATCGTAACGTCTACTTCAGTTCCTATTGTTTTTCCTAATTCTCTAAATACAGAGTCTTCTTTCTGAAGGTTAATAAAAACTAATTGTCTATAGCCAATATCTACAGTAGCGACGCTATCTTTACTGGAATAAATAACTCCAGAGTATTGTCTTCCTTGCTCTATTTTAGAAATAGTATTGGTGTCTTCCTCATGTTTATTATATTTGTCATATAATTCTTGAGCATAACTTTCTCTACAGAATACTTTGTGTTTTGGATTTTTTGTTTTAATGTGAGGATTTCCTTTCCTAATCACTGATGGGCATGTAGCTTCATAGCCTTCCCAATCAAAATTTCCGTTGGCATCATACCACTCGGCGTCAGATTTGTTAATCATTTTTTTTGTTTTTAAGGTTTAAGTATATATCTTTTATTATTTTAATGTAAAGTTCATTGCACTAAGCGTGATAGGTGCAGCATTTGTTGCAGGTCCGGCTGGACTCTGTAGTTGCAAAAACCCAGAAGGTATTGTTAATTTAATGTCTGCATCTTTTACATAATCATCTATTTCTTCCGATATAATTTTAGAAAGTTCTTTTGATAAAACATCAATTAATTCTTTAGATATTTGCTTTGACATTTGATCTGCAAAGTTTTTCCATTGCTTCTTTTTAAAATTATCTTGGTTTACACCAGGAGGTTCTAAATTATCTTGATACCATTTATCTATATCTCTTTGTGCCTTATAAAGACCTGCTGGAGGTATAACTAGCTCTTCAGTACCGTATTCTTCAGAAATAAAATCTCCATTTCTAACATTGCTATCACCACCTGCTAATTTTTTAGCTAGCTTCTCTTCGAGGTCTTTAATTCTTGATTCTATTTTAGATTTTAATGAGTTTTTATCTAACATTTTATTGAGTTTTAGTTACTTGACTTAATTCAGCCCCACTTAAAGGTATAATAGGAGGGGTGGTTGGTGCTCCAGGAGCTGCACTACCGTGTGTATGTGCATTAAATAAAGCTTGAAAAGTATTTCCTTTAATTACTTGTTCCGCTGCCTGTTCTCCTAATTCAATATTAGGGCTGTTTATATATGTTCTAGGAGCTTTTACTTCTACTTCATTTTCTGTAAAAAGATAAATTCTATTTTCAGCATCTAGTTGAATTAAGGGAGATTCTTCAGCACCAACGCCTGTAGTTACTATAAAACCTTTTTCAGGACTATAATAAGCTCTTAGATTTCTAGCAGCATCATATACTAAAGATATACAGTCTTGTGGTGCTCCACTTTCTGATAAAATATCTGATTTTAAATCAGAATTTTGATTAACCTGATAGATATATTCAGGGTGATAAATATCTCCATTATCAAAAATAATTGCAACTATATCTCCAACTCTTGGAATAGCATGTGCACCTGGAGTATTTCTATTAGAGGGACTAGCCCAAGGAATAGAGCTATTAGGAATATTATCGAATTTTCCAAAAACTTTTACTCTACACCTTCCATCTAAAAGAGGGTCTGCGTTATCTACAACCTCTCCTATCCAGTGACTATCTCTTAAATTATCTTTCTGTAAATCTTGAGCTTCCATTAATATATTTATCTTATTTTTTAGGACTATTCTTAAGAGCCTCCTCTATTTCAGTACTATAGTTTAAGTAAAATTGTAGATTTTCTGGTTTTCTTAGTATTTCTAAATTACCATTCATTATATGTTCACAAAATTCTAAAATTTTGTTTTCTAGCTCTTTATCCATTGATGTTTCCTAAATCAGAATCTTTTTCTGGCGAAGTTTTTGGAAATATGTTTCCTAAATCAGAATCTTGCTCTGGTGTTACATTTGGAAATACATTATCGCCAATCCCCACTTTACCATTCGATACTGAATTTTCAGCTTTAGAAACAGCATCGATGGTTTTAGTTGCAAGATTTCTTATGGCATTTAAGCTTCCAGCACTAATAGCATCTTGTATATTACTTGCGGCATTTAAACCATATACATTACCTAGAAGAAGTTTAGCAAATGCATCTTGTGTTAGTCTCTCTGCTCCACCTTCGAGTGCTGCAATTGCATCTTCTAACAGATTTTCCGCAAGTGTGTTAGGAACATTAGGTGCAATTGGGTTTTCTGTATTAGTAGACTCTCCATAACCTTGTATTCTTTCTATGTTTTTACCAGGTTTTGTTATTGTTCTAGTATCTCCATTAACTTGAGTTTCAGATTGTTCTTTACCACTTACTTTATCTCCTTCACTAGTAGCACCTGAGCTTTCAGTTTCTCCATTCGAATTTTGATTTGATGTGTGATATTCATGTATCTTATTAGCACCCATAATTCCCTCAAATTCGTTCAAATATTGCTTACTATAATATTTTACTATTTGATAATTAATACCTATTTCATTTTCAGCCATTTTTGGCTCAACTTGTGAAAGTCCTGAAAATATTGCAACACCTGAATCAGTTTTAAAAGAACATTTTTTTAATCCTACCATAAAATGGGCTCTAGCTGTATACGCAATATCTTTATTTACTACAGTGTATTCTCTATCTTGCTTTACAAAATCACTTGTTTGGGTTTTAGTAGTATTAAGTTTTTTATTGGCTATATTTCTTGCATCAGAAACAATAATAAACATATTGAAATACGTAAGGTTACTTGGAAGTACTCTACACCATCTATTTATATCGTATGCAATATTTCTATACATATCCATAAGACCTGCTATTGATAAATCTAAAGTCTCTGTACATTTTATTTTTAACCCGTCATCAGTACCTCTATAAGCTTCTTTAAATTCATCGAATTTAAAAATATTTTCGAAACCTTCTAGCTCGTAAAAATACCAAGGCATTTCTTTATTTAATTTTTGTAAAAGTTGGGTAAATCTAACTAAACTATCTGCTCTTTCTGGTTCAACTAATACCTCTCTTAAAAATTGTTCAGCTTTCCCGTTAAAAAGAGGAGAACCACCCCAATCAAAAAGCATAAAAAATGTAAGATATGTTGGGTCCCCATACTTATGTGTCGTATATCCTTTTTGAAACTTAAATCTTTCTTTTTTGTAATTACTCATATTATTTTATACTATTTACTAATACTGGCCATTCTCTTCTAAGAAGTGTTAATCTTTGTCTAATAGAACGCTCTCCTTGTTTGTATATATATTCTATTCCACCTATTATGTAATGCCCACTCACGAAATCATCTAGGTGAGCTTCTTGCCCAACATCAGATTCTCCTTTGTCTTCAAAATCAAAAGCTTTTTCTTCTGCTTTTACACCTTTTTCTTTTAATGCTTCATCGGTTTTTTTATTACCTTGAACTTTTTGCGGTTCAACATTATACATTACAACTGGAAGTTTTTGAAATCTATAAAGACCTGGGTTAAAAGACTGTAATTCTACAGTTAATTGAATTTTATCTAATTCTATTAAGTTTTGATAATTATTAAGAATAGAATATTTATGGTTAGAATGAACATTTCCCTCTCTATTATAATCCTGTTGTCTTCCTATATACTTATGTTTTACATGGCTTTCATAATGGTCTTCATCTCTTCTGCCTTTAAGAGGTTCTTCAGAATCTCTTAAATTTTTACTAGAATAAGATTCAATATCAAACTCAATAAGTTTATCACTCTCTAATTCATCGTACATCTGTAGTATCCTCTTGTATCCGTTCTGTAGTGATACAGTACTCGAATTATTAGTTAAAGACCATTGAGATATTTTATTACCAGTGCCTTCCGCTGACATGTTATTAGTTAAATACAATTTTGATTTTATTTGGTCATTATCTTCAGTTGCTTTATCTTCTGAAACTGATAAGTCAAATGATGTAATAAAGTCTTGCCCATCTTCTCCTTTAACATTTTTAGAATTAAATATTTTATTTACTTCTATAAAATTTAAGTAATAGTATTGGTCTATATAAAACGTTTGAAAAGCTTCTTCTTTAACATACGATGCGTTGACCAATCCTTTAATAAAGTCAATAGTTCTGTCGTATGCTTGAATTCTTATTTGAGCATCTTCAGTAGAATTAATATTGGTTGCCAATCCTAAACCTAAATCAGAGGCAATTTGTTCAAGGTGTTCTAAACTATTTCCTTCAGTAAAAGACCTACACTCTTCTGTAAAAAGTTTAGGTATTTTAGCAACACCTATAAAACCATAAGTTCTTTCACTATGTGGCAATCCTTTTTTAGGAGACTTTATTGAAATTATATCAAAGTCCATGTGTATACTTTTAAATGTTTCTTGATTTTTTGAACCTATATAAACACTAATGACATCACCGTCTCTAGGATATTGTGAAGTATCAAAAGCACCTTGAGAATCTTTTATTCTTACGGAAAGTCTAGGTAAAGCATCAGTTACAGATATTTTAAAATTTAAAATATCTGCCTCTTGAAAATCGTATGAATTTACTGAAATTTTAGGAACGTCTGTACCGAAAGCTTTACTTTGTTTATCACCTCCCTCGTCTTCATCTAATCGAGGTACTTCAATTGAAATAGGTCTAATAGATGGTTCAGATACTACTAATATATTATTATCTAATTCAGCCATTATCTATCTTTTCTTCTTTTTATTCTTTATATCACTTTCTTTTTTCTTAAGAATATCTTTCTTTTTAATGTTTTCTTTTTTCTTAAGCTTTTCATCTAGACCCTTTTCAGTATCTTTAATATTTTTAGACTTTTCATCTTGTTGTTTAATATCTAAATCATTAGACTTATCTCCTGCTAATGAAAACGTGGTAGTTTGATTTGTCTCTATAGTACCATCATATTTTACAGTAGTCTTTGTAATAGTTGTAGTCTTTTTACCAGCGTCGTATACTACTGATTTTTTAGTAGATTCTTTACCTATTAATTTACCAGAATCATCATATATTTTTTCAACATCAGAATCCTCAGATGCATTTTTATTGCTATCTAGTTTAGCGGCTTTTGCCTCTTCAAATTTTTCTAATTCTATTCCTGCTTTTTTTAGTACATCAACTTCTTTTAAAGTTAAGTCTTTCATATCCTTATCAAATATAACAGGGTCTACCTTCTTCCAATTTTCATCGCTAACATTACCTAAACCTTTAGAAACTTCAATTTTATTTTTTTTAGGTTTTACTGGATCTGGTAACATTGCACCCATTCCAAATTCAGTTGCCTTTTCACCATTCTTTTCCGTAAATTTAAAAGTTTTAAATCCGGTTTTAAGAACATTTGGGGGTAAAACTTCTTTTATTTTATACTTTTTCTTAAGAAAATCTATTCTTTTTTGGTCTTTAGGTGTTAAACGTTTACCATCTAAAAACTCTTGCCTAACAATATTATCTATAGCAACAGAAGGTCTTTCTAATTTCTTAAAAAAATTACCAACTACTGGTATCTTTAATGTATCACCTTCTTTAATAGAAAACGGGTCTGAAATACCATTAAACTTTAGTAAATAATCTATGTGTTCTGAAGTACCATAATAATCTAAACAAATTAAATCTATTCTGCCTTGCTCATCCTTTGTAACGTAGTGCTCTTTTTCCATAAGACCTATTTCTTCTTTATTTACAAAAAGCATGGTAGGTTGTGTAAGAATTAATCTACCGGCATTTACTATTTTATCTAATATACTTTTAAATTCCATTATCCATTTCCAAAATTTGAAGCTTTTCTAGCTAAGTTTCCGCTTTTATCACCGTATATTTTTCCATAAGGATCGGCGTCAAACGTTATTGAAGGGTCTATTGCACCTTCTTCAGTAATATACAGTCTACCTCTACCTGCGTTAAACATAGATTCAATATCTGCTTTATCTCTTGGTCTAGCAGGTTTTAATTTAATAGTAACTGTAAGTTTAGTTGGAAAATCTTCGTAACCCAACGGCCCGTCAAATTCGAAATCAGTATCGGTACATGCTAAATTTCCTATAACTGCGATTGGGTTAAGAGGATTTCCTATTGTAAGATGCCAACTACCAGTCGGGTCTCCAGTTAAAAATGCTTTAGCTACTTCTCCACCTTGGGGCCCTCCTAATAAATCCATCATGGCTCCACCAATTACATTGTTTAGTATTTTACTAGACCCACCTTTCAGAATATCTTGTACACCTGACGTAATAGTTTTTGCTAAATCTTGAACAACACTTCCTAAAAACCCTTTTAAATCTCCACTTTGTAGTTTTTTAAGGTCACCAAAAGGTTTACCAACTTTACCACCTCCAGTATATCGTACAGCTCCTCCCCAAAACGGTGCTTGATTATATGTTAAAACTAATAGATTAGCAAGAACATCTAGAAAAGCAAGCTTAGGACTTACACCTGGAATTCCCTTTAAATCATAATGAAATTTCAAAGTAAAATCTTGGCTGAAATTTAAACCAGCTTCTCTGACCTGAACTGATTTAATTATATTTAAAGGAACTAGTTCATGGTTAGGATAAGTCTGTGTCATTGGGTCCCATCCAGATCCTTGCTTTTGTCGCATTCTAGTTTGAGTTGCACTTTCTCCAGCTAAACCACCTTCTATTCTTTGAGCAATAGGGCTAGAATCTATAAATGCTCCTATTTTACCCCTATCTCTAGGCTGACTATTAATAGTTTGTAATTCTGAAGTTGCCTCTTTCCATTTAAAACCAACACTGAATTTAAGTATCTCTTTCATATTATTACCGGGTTTTTCACCCATAAAAGTTATAGCTTGTGCCAAAGCAGGTTGCTGAGTTCTAAAAGGTTTTCCGTTTGCATTAAATTGAATAGGTCTAATAATGTTATCTTCGCATGGAAATGCAAATCTTCTAAGAGTTAGCATCTGATTATTAGGTATCTTTCCATAATACTTAGTATAAATAAAGTCTCTATATTGGAATTGATATCCTGGTGAATATGATAATCTTGAAGTTTCAACTACAATCATTTTAGCAGATGGGTTAACTGGCATGTTACCGTCTGCTCCTCCATAAATTTGAGCTTTTCCATATTCTCCGGGAACAATACCTTCTTTTTTACTAAGCCCTTGCATCGGAGTACCTCTATATCTAAAGAGACTCCATCTATTAGCAATAGACCTTGGCGAGGTTCCGCTTTCTTGAAAAGTTTTTACCTTTCCGTGTTTTTTACTTATATTGTATTTTCCTGGTCTTTTAAAAGTTTCGTAAGATGGTGGTCCACTTATGTCTTTTTTAATATCAGATACTAATTGCTTAACATTTCCTACCAGTTCTGCCTGCAAAGCAGCTTTTTTCTCTTCTTTAGTTAATGGAGGATTTCCTTTAGCACCTATAACTCTAGCATTTAAAACTTCGTCAACACCAGTCTTAGCGTTTTTATATATCCATTTTGCTGCGTCAACACCTGCTGAACCTACTTCAGTTGCTACCCAAATTAAATCATCAACTACTGGAATATAAGCCATAAATAAAAAGATTTTTTATTATATATCTAATAAATTTAGACGTGTTTGTCTAAATCTTCGGCTCCTGGTTTTTCAGTTAAGTCATCAAACCACTGTTTGTTATTTGGGGCTCTTTCTCCTAAGAATCTTTTAAGTGAATTAATAAAATCAAATCTTGTATGGAAATACAACTCTCCTCTACTATATTGTTTACGAGTACTCATATCAAATAGTTCTTTAAGATTTTGTTCTATAAGAAATGTCTGTATATTATTAAAAAAGTCTATTTGCTCTTTTCTTGTTTTACAACAATACACACTGTCTACAACTACTAAATACTTTTCCCAATTATCGCCATTGTATGTTTTTTCTACAAAATCATCTATTGTTTTAAGGTTTTTTCTAACTAATTTGTATCTAGAATCAGAACCACTAAAATCTCTAATAGTTCTGCCTTTAATCAAGAATCTTTTTACAAAGGCAATATCCTCATACATTTTATCTATTTTAATTTGATATTGTGGATTGTATTCGTCGAATTGAATATCGTGTATGACTCCTCTTACTGCAAATAAAATATTGGGGTGGGTTGTTGTAGAAATTAAAGCATGTATAGAATCTCCTTTAGAGAAAAGTTTATGTCTAATCATTATCTAGAAACTTCACGTTATCAAACTTACTTAACACTGAAGGGTCTAAATTTTCTTCAACATTAATAACTACTAAATCAAATTTTAATCCACCTGATATTTCCGATAAGAAGCTTTTAAAGTTTAATACATTATCTTTATCTAAATTTTTTAGAAGATATGTTATGTTTGCAGTATCTTCTTCATTATAATTTTCTGATTTTTTGTTTTTCTCAACTAAGTTTCTTATCATCTTTTGAATTTGTAAAGATATTATAGTATCTGAAGGAACATGACCAAAGGGATCGCTCTTAGATAATCTATCACAAACTTCATTGTAAGAAATAATTTGATTTTTTGTTTTGTCAAAATCTTCTTGCTTTCTTATTTCTTTAGCAAGTTTATTAAATTGAGTTTTATTTTTGCACCAAATACAATCAACTTTTAATTTCATATTTACTGAGTTGTTTTTTATACCTATCAAGAAGTCTTTCAGCACTAGTTATTCTGCCTTTTAATTCGGCTGCCGTTAACTCTTCTAATTTTTTAGGTTTTGGAGTGACCTTTATTTCTAATTTTTTAGGGTCTAGGTCACTTCCTTTTTCTAAACCAACGTCTAAACATATATCATTTAAAAATTTTAATCTATTTTTAAAATCAGCATCTTCATCGAAAACATATAGTGTTCTAGAAGTGTATATTTCTCCAGCTCCATTAATGTTATCATCTTCTAATATTTTGACAACACCATTATCAGCTATTTCTATGTCGATATTAGTCATTCTTTTTACTTCTTTTTTGTAGCGAAGTTTGAGCTTTTAACTCTAATTTTTTTGCTTGTTTTCTATCTGCTCTATAATTTTCTGTTTTAACAGATCGCAGAGCAAATGCTTCTTCCAAAAAACCTAACTCTTCAGTATTGTGTCCTTTTTCTTTCATTTTTTCTAGATACTGTACTGATAAATGTTCTAATCTTTCATATCTTGCAGTTTCAATTTCTTCAAGCATTTTTTCATGCTTTGCTCTGCCTTCCTCTCTATTTCTTTTTCTAAACTCAATTCGAGTAGGGTCCATAAATTGCAATTCACTTAATTTTTTAAGTACTCCTAATTGCCTAAACATTCTTCTCTTTTCTCTTCTATTACTCATAGGTTTTTGATATTTGGGTTTTTACTTGATTTTTAATATCGTCAATTATATTATTTATTTGATTTTCTACATGATAGTCTAGTCCTTCTAAAAGTTCTTCTTCTCCTAATTCGTCTTTTAAAGCATTAAACACTGTTTTTCCAGGAACGTTAACTCCTATTTTAATTTCAAAATTTGTCTTTTTCTTTTTACTTAGCTTGGAAACTATACTAGATATAATAGAACTACTGCTAGCAGCAGTCTCTTCTTCGGCTACATACGAAGGGTCATCACCGGTTACTGGAACTTTCCTACTGTTTTCTACTTTTTCCATTTTTTCTGGGGTATCCGCAAAAACAGGTTTTGCAACGCTAGCA